CTGCCTTGGGAGAAGGCGTTCCCGCACGAATTCTTCCATCAGCAGGCGCAGCAAAGAGTCCGCAAGGCGCTCTACATCTGCGTCAGTCCGAAGCCGGGCTACCTCGAAGACGCGATGCTAGATTACGCTGACGAGATCAAGGTCATCGTGCCCGGGCTCAGCAATGAGATCCCATCGGCGCAAGTCGACGCTCGGATCCGTCTGATCAAGGGTGAAGGGTATCATTGTGCGCCTGGGGAGTTCGAAGCGTGGGCGCGTGGCTATCGCTGGCCGGATCTCACGGACGCGCTCCGTTGGGCGCAGACTGGTAAGCTGGTGTTCCTCCAACCCCGCAACGGGAAATTCGACATCGACCCCGTCAATCTGCGCTATGTGACGGATCTGCTGCAGACGCATCCGACACTGAGGCTATCCGTGCAGATGCACAAGATTCTGAAGGTGCAGTGATGAGTCACCCTGTTAAGCTCGATCTATATGAAGCCTTACTCGCTGAAGGTTTCAAATTACCTGAAGAATGTGCAGACGTCCAGCTGGTGATGCCCGTCGACGGAATCTATCAGTTGGAATACAAGGTGAACTTGTATGGAGAAAGACTCGCTCAGGTCGGGCGGGCGTTAGCACGGATGGGTGACAGCCAAACGTAATGGATCAACTTGGCTGGTCCGGGTGGCGGCGCGACATGTGCTTCTCCACAGGTCAACATACCTATCGCAGGTTCTTCATCGTGCGGACAGGTGATGGATATACCATCGCAGACAAGACAGTGGGTGATCTTGCTCGAGTTAAGACATTCGCAAGCGCCAAGGCATGGGCGGGCATTCGCGTAGGAGAGAAATCGGTGAGACATGGTCAATAACGAACATCGCGTGAGAGACGAAACGGTCCCCTGCTTTGCCCAGCACGATCAAGTCGTAGAGATCCACTGGAGACTCCCCAACGGGCAGATCTACACGGATCGTCGCACTTGTCCGCCACAGGCGACTGTGACAGCGAAGTCAAAGAAGAAGGGCTCATGAGCACCGTCGTAGATACCACGATTCGACAGTTAGCCATGGAGAAGGCTGTCAGCAGTCTACTCCTCGCCTTAGGGGAGAAACCAGAACGTGAAGGCCTGAAAGAGACCCCTCGGCGCATGGCGAAGATGCTGTTGGAGTTGTGTCATCGCCAGGAATTCAACTTCACGACGTTCGAGGCGGAGGGCATGAACGAGATGATTGTGCAGACGAACATCCCTCTGCAGTCACTTTGTGAGCATCATATGCTCCCGTTCATGGGCACCGCGGCCGTTGCCTACATCCCAGACGGCAAGATCGTCGGGCTCAGCAAGCTGGCCCGGGCGGTCAAATTCTGCTCAGCCGGGTTACAGAATCAGGAGCGCATCACCAAGGCCATCGCGGAGATGCTGGAATTGAACCTGAAGCCCAAAGGCATCGGTGTGGTCATTAAGGCCCGTCATCTTTGCATGGAGCTCCGCGGCGTCTGTGCCCCCAACGTCTACACCACGACGTCAGATCTGCGGGGTGTGCTGCTGGACGAAGCAAGTGCCAGAGCTGAATTCATGAGCCTGATCAAGTGAGAGAATCATATCGTGATCGAGAACATCGTTGGTGGGTGAGAGGACACTGGAGAAACCAACCTTATCCTACTAGAAAAACTATAGAACCAATCTATATAGAATCATTCTTGAAAGGACCTGAGGATAAATCCATTCTTTGGCCAGGAAGACCTGTTTTTCTGGTAAAACGGTGAAACTCTTCTTCGCAGGCAACGTAACTACGGCCGAACAGGAAACAGCCCTAAGCACCATCGCAGGGATCCAGCACCGTCTCCTAAGCTTCGCAGACATCGACTCATGGGGTAAAGATGCCTTCGCCTACTGGACAAGTGAGCGCGCCCCACAACCATTCTTTCTCGACTCCGGCGCCTTCGGTGCATTGACCCGCGGTGCGACGATCGATATTGACCGATATAGCGAATACATCAGGCAGCACGAAGCACACCTCAGTCCCTACGCATGCTTAGACGTGATCGGAGATTGGCGTGGATCAGCCCGTAATTACGATACCATGCTCGGAAAAGGTCTACATCCGGTCCCGACTTATCATATGGGAAGCCCTGAGCATGAACTCCGTCGGCTTTGCGGAATGGCGGATTACATTGCCTTGGGCGGGGTTGTTGGTGCGACTCGGGAGACGATGAAGCCATGGCTCGATAAATGTTGGCGCGTCCTACGAGATTATTTCCCGATCAAAGTCCACGTCTTCGGAGTGATGGCACAATGGGCACTTGAACGATACCCCTGGTATAGCGCAGACAGCTCCTCCGCATTGGTAGGCGCGGGCATGGGACGTGTCTCACAGTTTGTAGATTGTAAGGTGGTCTCCATGGGCTGGCTGGAGTATGGGCAAAAGTTCTACGATGGCTTGGTCATGGATGGCATCTCTGAATATCAATCGAAGAAGGGTGGTTCAGCACATCGTGGACGCTCCATCCTGAATGTCAAGACTCAGCTCCAGCTCCAACGACATGTCACAGACGTTTGGCGCATGAGGGGCATCACGTGGGAGGAGGATCCCAATGTGTAGCATCTACGGCGCCCTTGGCCCAACTGTCAACGACGCCATCCTGGACGCCATTCGTGACCAGGCACGTGATCGGGGGCGTGACGGTGGGCGGATGGAACGTTACGTCTCTCTCAACGGATGGAGTGTCATGTTGGGCAACTGGCGCGCCACACCTACACCCGAACCCATGATCGGAGATCTCCAGCCCTACGATCAGATGGTCCACAATGGCACCATTGCCAACGATCTCGAGATCGGTGCGAAGCCTGATGAGATTGACAGCCAGGCACTGGCAAGGTTCATCAATCGGGAGAGTGTCAGCAAGCTGGCTCGCAGTCTGCAAGATGTGAAAGGCTCCTATGCTCTGGCGTGCTTTAATGGCCGATCAGTTCTGGCGGCGACGAACTACAAGCCCCTCTACTATTTCGAACTCAGGGGCTCCATCTACTTCTCGTCCATGGCGCGTCATTTTGAAGGCGTGGCGAGATTCGGTCATGCGCCTGTTCAACTCAAGCCCTACACCGCCATCGACTTCCTGACAGGTGAAGTGGTCAGTCTCAAGCGCGAAGACAGCAAGAGTGCCGTTGTCATCGCGTCCTCAGGCCTCGATAGCACAGTGGCCGCGACCCGTCTGGTGCGCGACGGTTGGAACGTCTGTCTTTTACATTTCACCTATGGCTGTGCAGCCGAGGTCAGGGAACGTGAAGCGATTCATCAGATCGCGAAGAAATTGAAATGCCAGGCGGCGTTCATGCCTGTAGATCTGAAGGCAATGCTGGGTAGGGCATCATCCACGTTGTTCGGGTCTGAGGACGCAATCACACCCGCGATCCAAGGGGCTGAATTCGCTCACGAATGGGTGCCTGGACGAAATCTGGTATTCATCTCGTTGGCGACAGCCTGGGCGGAAGCGAACGGATGGCACGCGGTGGCACTTGGGAACAACCTGGAAGAGGCTGGCGCTTACCCGGACAATGAAGAGCAGTTCACTACACTGCTCAACGACGCGATGCCCTACGCCGTGCGGGCCCACTATGCCATGCGTCTGCTGAGTCCTGTCGGACATTTGATGAAGCACGAGATCGTGAAGCTGGGACTGCAGATCTCTGCGCCCTTTGAATCCACCTGGTCTTGTTACCGCGGCGGAACAGGTCACTGCGGCAAATGCGGTCCCTGTTTTATGCGCCGTAAGGCCTTTGAACGGAACGGCGAACAGGACCCAGTCTTCTCACATGACAGTCTTGAAGCTTGATGAGATCCAGCTTCCTGATTGGAGCTGGCATCTCGACGACCGCGAAGAAGTGATCAAGCTGACCGCCAGCTTGATGAAACATGGGCAGGTTCTTCCATTGTTGGTGCGCTTCGTAAACGCTGAGAACGAACTTGTCCAAGACGGGCACTTCGAGGTCGTTGATGGGCGCCGCCGTTTGAACATCATGCGCCAGCTTGGTTGGGCAGAATGCCAGGTTCATAACTTCGGTTTGATCAGCAAAGAGGATGCGATCAAACTGGCGCTGAGTCTGGAGTTGGGTGCGGAGATTGATTACGCCAAGATGGCACAGATCGTCACCTCTCTTGAGCATGACGATGGTTATGCCAGCTTGCCTATGACCACACCATTCACAACAGAGCGCCTGCGTTACTTCAAAGACCTCCAGACGTTCGATTGGGCACAATTTCAGTTCGGGCAGGTCTCACTCTACGAAGATGATGATGCACCGCCTCCACCGCCCAAGGTGGAAACCATCATCCCAGGTGAGCCAGGGAAACAGATCAGGATTGACAAACAGATCCTTGTAGCTCGTCCAGCGCCGGCCCAGCCTTCGGCTACAGCCGCGAACGACGTGGCCGCCCGACGTGCAGCCCGGGCGGTGGCGTTCACGCCTGACAGCATGCTGACACCAAAGCTCGCTGTGGAGATTGGGCTCAGAGAATTAGAAGCGTTCAGTGAACCCATCGTTGGGCTCAAGCAGACCTATACGACCGTAGAACTTGTGGGTGATGAAGTGCCCCCAGAGAACCTGGGTTGGCGCCCAGAAGCACCGCCTCAACTAGATGGCATCGATGAGATAGAACTAGACTGTGAAACGAACGGCTTGAAGTGGTGGGAAGGTGCCAAACCCATCGGGATCTCCGTGCGCCTTCCTAACGGCAAGAAGCAGTATCTGCCTTGGGGTCATACAGGTGGGAACCTAGATGAAGCTCAAGTCAAAGAGTGGGCGAAACGGGAACTGAGGGGCAAGAAGATCACCAATGCCAATACCCGTTTCGATAATCACATGCTCTATGCCTGGGGCATCGATCTTGAAGAGCAGGGTTGTCAACTTGCAGACGTGCAGCACTATGCCGCACTCCTAGACGAGTATCGCAGAGAGTTCAAGTTAGATGTCCTCGCGAAAGACTTCATCGGGCAGCACAAGACCGGGCAGGACCTCGACAAGACGCGCATGGCCGGTTATCACGCCTCGCAAGTGGCTGAGTATGCTTGTCATGATGTGCATCTGGTCGGTGAACTGAAACAGGTCATGATCCCTCTCATGGATGCACAAGACCTCCAGCGGGTGCGTCAATTGGAGTGCGACGTCATTTATCCTGTCTGTGAGATGGAGCGCAATGCAGCGAATGTAGATAGGGGTAAGCTCCTACACTTCACAAGCGAATGCAGGCGCATGCTGGACGAAATGCTCTTTGAGATCGCTCGTGAATGTGGCTTCCAGATCAATCCGGATAAGAATGCAGATCTTGTAAGGCTCTTCGACTTCTTGAAACTCGCCTATCCTGGCCGCACAGAACCCAGCAAGAGCTATCCACAAGGACAGGCATCCTTTGCGGATGCTCTGCTCGCTAAGATCAATCATCCGCTAGTGCAGATCGTGCGGAAATCTGGCAAGCTGGCGAGCCTGATGTCCAAATTCCTGCTGCCTTACTCGGAGGTGGTAGGTGCCGATAATGCCCTTCGATTCGCACTTCATCAACTACGAGGTGATGAATACGGCACTATTCGTGGACGATTCAGTATGTCGGGCTCTAGTAAAGGCATCGGGCAGTTCGGTGCCAATCTACAGCAGGTCTTCCGCGTCAACAGCCAACGCATGGCCTTCGGATTTGCCCACGATGATAACTCCCATGACAGTGAGATCTTTCTTGTCAGAGAACTCTTCGAGGCGGCTCCCTACGTCCGTGATGATGAAAGTAACGCAGATCATGTCAGTGCTGACGCTCAGTCTATTGAGTATAGACTCGCGGCCCATTTCGCAGAGAGCGAGAAGCTCATATCCGCCTACAAGGCTGACGCCGAGAAGTTGGAGCGGGGTGACCTTGGAGGTAAGTGGGTAGACTTCCATAAGGTGGTTGGAGACGAGATCCGCCGCTACAAAGATCTGAGCCGTAACATCGTCAAGAACGCAAACTTCTGCCTAGTCTATGGCGGACGAGAAGCGACCCTCTCCACTACGCTCGGCATGGAACGCACAGAGAGCGATCAGATCTACCGTATCTGGCACCAGATGTTTCCTGAGTTATCCAGGTTGCCTAAGAAGGCAGAGAACCTGGCGCGCTCACGTGGTTTTGTGAAAACGATCTCTGGGCGCCGTGCTCGCTTCACGAACGCTGATCAGATGCAGTGGGCTCATGCGGCTATCAATTACGTCATTCAGGGATCAGCCGCTGACATTATGAAGGCGAAGTTGGTGGAGCTGCATCAGAACCGAAAGTATACAGGTTTCCTGATGCGTTACACCGTCCATGATGAAGTAGACGGTGATGCACGCGCCACGCAGACGGCGTCACGCATGCGTGAAGTGCTCAATCGTCAGACCTTTCAATTGAGAGTGCCCATCGTTTGGGAAGTGGAAACCGGTCCGAATTGGGCGGTAGCACATTGAACGAAGGCACCCTCAAGGCGGGTGTGCTGCAACGTGCCAAGCTCCGAATGCCTGGTTCCGTCCAGCTCACGCACACAGAGAGGTCTAAAGGAGGCTACCCAGACTTCTCCAATATCTGGCGCGATTGGACCAGTTGGTGGGAAGTGAAATTCTACAACAATGCACCATTTGAATCGCCAGAGAACCAGCATATAATGTGCAGGCGGTTGGACCGGGCATCCTTCTGTCGTTACATCATCTTTGAGGATCGCGGAGGACTGAAGCAAGTCTTGATCGTTGAGCCTGAGAAATTGGATCAATGGGTGAAGTCAGAGGTGCGAACACCCTACTTTGACTTCGGCTGGGTAGCGAACTACATCTCGGAGCAACATATGCGACGTCTGAGAATCACCTGATGGACATCACCGTTCAGAATTCTGATCTCCTGCGTGAGTTGAACCTGCTGGAAAAGGTCATCGGCAAGAAGCCTACCATCAGCGTGCTCTCCAATGTCTTGATCCGTGCAGAGATGGGCGGGCTCTCTATGGCCGCCACGGATCTAGAGATCGGATTGATCAGTGGCTGTGCGGCGGATGTGATGGAGGCCGGTGCTATCACACTGCCTGCCAAGAAACTCTTAGACTTGGTGCGGGCGCAGTCTGATACTAAGGTCACCATGAAGAGTGATGCCAAGGGTGCTGTGAAGTTCAATTCCGGAGGGTTTCAGTCCAGGCTTCAATCACTACCCGCGGCAGACTTCGTGGGTATTCCGAACGGTGATGGACTCACGCAATACGCCATCCCACGCGCTCCATTGAAGGATGCTGTCGCCCAAGTGCGCTTTGCTATCAGCGACAAGGACTCACGCTTCTACACCAAAGGCGCCTACGTCGCATTCAATGAAGATAGTCTGTTGATGGCCGCAACGGACTCCGCCAGGCTCGCGCTCACAACGTTCAAGCGCACGGGTCCGATGCGTGAGGCTGTATTGGTGCCCTCGAAGTGTCTGGACGAACTATCTGCGCTCTTGGCAGAACCGGGTGATGGTGATGTCATGTTCGCACAAAGTGATAGGCACCTATTCTTTGATGTGGATGCACGTCTTTTGATTTCGAGGCAGGTAGACGGGAAGTTTCCTGCCTATGAACGCATCATCCCAAAGAACAATACGCACAAGGTCACCGTCAGTAGGCTCGAGTTCGCCAGTGTGCTAAAGAGATTGGTGTTGATCCATGATATCGTGGCGCTCTCACTCAAGGCGTTCACCTTGGACCTTTCCGCTGCGAGTGCTGAAGTAGGGGACGGCGTAGAAAGGCTCGTGGTAGAATACGACGGACCCGATCTCAACTTCAAGTTTCAGGGGCAGTTCATTCTAGACTTTCTCTCTGCGGCCACAGGTGAGAAGGTTACGTTGTCTTTTCAGCATGCTGATTCCCCCGCACTCTTCAGCGATGGGGAATACATCAATGTGATCATGGGGATGAGATTATGAGATGGTGGGCACGAATCGGCAGGGAAGACAGCTATGGCCTGTGGGTGCCTACAGGCCAAGTCAACAAGGCTGATGCCAGAGACTACATCAAGGAAGTCTATCTTGGTGAGAATGTGCTGGAATGGTTGCAACTATGAAATGGTATCTTGCCGGGCCGATGTCCGGTATCCCAGATCAGAACTATCCGGCCTTTCAGGCCGCGTCTGAGAGTCTGCGTGTCGCCGGGTATGAGATCGTCTCACCTCATGAGACATACCACCACCCGACACAGCCAAATGAAGACATGTATTGCCAACTGTTGCGGCATGATGTGCTGTCGTTTATGAAAGACTGCGATGGTATCATTCTACTGCCCGGCTGGTCACAATCTCGCGGCGCGAAGCTAGAGCTGCATCTGGCACTCTCTTTAGATCTGCCTGTGCGGTTCTATAGGGTAGGCTTCGCTGAAGATATTTCGTAGGCGGTGAACTGATGCGAAGGACTGGAACGATCACGTCGGTGAGGCTCAACTCGGGCTATGCCTTCGTGCGGAGCCCTGTGGATAATCAATCACGCTTTATCTATGCGAAGGACATAGAGCCTGTATCCGACTTCGATACACTCCACGAAGGTCAAGAAGTGACCTTCGAGCCCACAGGCAAACTCAATACAGATCCCGGGGCCAAGAACAACGGACTCCGGGCAGTGCAGGTGCGACTTGTTGAATCTCGCTAACTATCTGACGCTCGAGCGTCCGCTCGCTGTGCTGGATCTAGAGACGACTGGCTTCGACGCGGAGAAAGAACGCATCGTGCAGATTGCGTTGACCATCCACTATCCGCATCGTGATCCCATTCAATGGATGTCCTTGGTCAACCCGGGCATCCCTATCAGGAACGCCTCGGAAAGCCATGGCATCACTGATGAGGCCGTTAAGGACAGCCCGTCATTCCTGCAGATTGCACCGGCCTTGGCTCCCAAGATCCTGCACGTTGACATCGCCGGATACAATGTCGATTTCGATATCACATTTCTCCGAGCTGAGATGCGCCGTTCTGGTGTCACATGGGAGTGGTCTGGTTGCGTGATCGATGCCTACCGCATCTACAAGCGGAAGAAGCCTCATAATCTAACGAACGCTTATCTGGAATATGGCGGCGACAACGGTGAACCTCTGCCTCCGGGGCATATACTGGATGGTGCTCATAATGCCGGCGTGGACGTCCAAGCCACAGAGATGGCACTTCGTGGGCAACTGCTCCGGCATTCAGATCTACCCCGCAACGTCAAAGAACTAGAACTCTGGTGCTTCCCTCAGAAGCCCAATGCGATTGACAGAGCGGGGAAGTTCCTCTGGGTGAACGATGTGGCCTGTATCACCTTCGGCAAACATGCCAAAAACGGCCCGCGCCCGATGAAAGAAGTGCCTAGGGACTACTTCGATTACATCGCGAACCCGATCAACGGCTTCCCTCCTGACATGCGTGAGATCGCTGCGGCGGCAGCGGCAGGAAAATTCCCTGTGAAGGGTGGGCTGCTCTAGTGCCTCTCTTCGATTACAAGTGCCCGGAATGCGGGGCAGTGCGTGAGGTGCTTGTCAGGTCATCTGATGCTCCCTCACCATTCTGCAATCATGATACGGTTCATTTCGTGATGGAGAAACAGATAGGCGCACCTGCTGTCAAGAAGAAGAGTTGGCATATAGAAGGCACGCAGAAGTTCGGCAATACAAGCGTCACATTCAAGGGTAACCCCTACATTCTAGATTGAGGTGAACGTATGAAGATCAAGAAGCTCATCACGGAGAACGTCAAACGGATCAGCGTCGTGGAAGTTAGTCCCGATGGCTCGCTGATCACCATCGGCGGCAAGAACGGTGCAGGGAAATCATCTGTGCTGGACTCCATCGCCTATGCACTCGGTGGCGAGAAGTTGGTGCCCAGCCAACCGATCCGCAAGGATCAAGCGGAAGCCAGGATCACGGTGGATATCGAAGATTACATCGTGACTCGGCGCTTCTATCGCGACGTTGTCCATGTCGCAGGATGTGCCTCAGCACCAGAGATACAGATCAAAGACAACAAAGAGACGGGGAAGATCCTGACAGCGCCTTGCAATTGCAAGACCACCTTCGGTCCCACCAAGAGCGTCCTGACCGTCACGAACAGAGATGGCGCCAAGTATCCATCCCCCCAGGTGTTGCTGGACAAGCTCTACGGGAAACTGACGTTCGATCCGCTCGCCTTCAGCAAAGAAAAGCCACCGCAGCAGAACGAGACTCTCCGCCGTCTGGTCAATCTGGACTTCGGACTGCTCAACGGGCAGCGGAAGACGGCATTCGATGCCCGCGCCATGCACAAGAAGACGCTGGCCATCCAGCAGAGCAGACTTGAAGGGATGCACCGTTTCCCTGATGCCCCCGCAATTGAAGTGCCCATCGAAGAGATCTCCACCGAGATCAAGCGTGGACACGAACTGCAGACGGCGGCTGAAGACGCTATCAAGTCGGTCGCTGATGCCGAAAGCAAGTGCCAGGGGTTCCTCACAGAGCGAGAAACTCGTCAAGGTCGCGTGGACATGCACCGTGAAGAGATCAAGCGGATAGAACTCCGCATCAAGGAAGAAGAGGCGCTCATCAAAGGCGTCGTCACGCAGTTGCAAGAGCAGACAGAGAATCTGAGTGCCCTTCGGGTGACGATGCACGCGGCCAAAGAAGCCGTGCCCAACTTCGAAGAACTGGACGTCAGACTCCGCGAGATTGATGCCACGAATCGTCAGGTGCGGGACAACCAAGCCTATCAGAAACAGCAAGACGAAGTGAAGCGAGCTGAGGTCCTGGTGGACGAAGCGGATGGCACGATTCGTCGCATTGACGAAGAGAAGTCCGCGGCGCTCATCAACGCGAAATTCCCGGTCGAAGGACTCGGGCTCACGGACGACGGCGTCACGTTCGAGGGATTGCCTCTGGAAGAGGTCTCCTCGAGTGTGCAACTGCGCGTCAGTATCGCGATCGGGCTCGCGCTCAATGCTACATTGAAGGTGCTGCTCATTCGCAACGGGAATCTGTTGGACGAAGACGGTCTGAAGGTGGTCGCAGAACAGGCTGAGGCGGCTGGTGCTCAGGTCTGGATGGAATACGTCACATCTTCCAAAGACGGCGTGAGTGTCATGCTGGAAGATGGACATGTCGCGTCGTGAAGTGGCCCTGGTCAAAAGACCAGCTCACGCGGCTTGATCGTTTACGTCTCATCACCCGCAAGGAGGCGCGCATGAACATCCCAGCATTCAGCGTCGACCCACGGGGGCAGTGGTCACTACGTCAAGCGAAGAAGGTGCTAGAGATTATCTCACCTGAGGCCGCTAAGTTGGGCATTGAATTCGTGCCTGTAGAAATTACGGATATGAGTATGCCCCATCGTCGTGTTATATTGTCAGCCAGATGCATTCGTCACCAACAGCATATCGAGCTCGATAGTGTCTGTGATGAATGCAGGAGGTTGTCATGACAGATAACGAAGTGCAAGCGAAGCGAGAACGTGAGAAGAGACGCTTCGAACTCTATCGTGAAGCTGCGGCCAAACAGTGTGGCGTGAACATGAACCCTCACGCTCATGTGCATCCGTTGCCAGATGGGGCCTTCGTTGAGGTGGCCGTCTGGATTCCTTTGGATACCATTGAGCCTCTGTGCCCGGGCTGTAAGTCACGAGGCTTTGAGCCCCGCACGGGCAAGACGGCCATGGGCGTGGAGTTTCAGGGGTGCGAATTCTGTGTGAATGAAGATGGCCCTAGTCCCATCTAACACGATCGACGATCTCAAGAAGATTCTGGACTTCAGCATCCTGAGCACTCGGGGTGAGGTCAAGCTCGCATCAACCGATCAGCCTTGGGACAAGTGCCGTCTTGTGCGCCTGCAGGATGGCACACTCTCCGGTGTCAAGGATCATGCCAAGATAGGTGTCCGGGCACTCATTGTGAATCCCTGGTTCGCAATCTTCGACGAGATGGGCCTGATGAAATGCGCTCAGGTCATCATTGCAGCACAGATCCTCTACATGTTGGGTGTCATCAATCGCGTCATCGTCGTCACACCGAATACGGTGCGTGATGTCTGGTATGACAAGGACCTTGGTGAGTTGTCTCTGCATCTCTTCGACCAGATCCTGCCTAACAGAGTCTCAGAGTTCCATGCCAAAGTCCGTCAGTGGGATTGGGGCAATTGGGAGGGGTCTAAAGATCAACTCAGGTGGATCATTACGAACTACGAATTCATCGCTCGCTCCAAGATGCGCCTGAAGCAGCTCAAGGCCTATTGTGGGCCGAGAACGTTGCTGGTGCTAGATGAATCCAGCGCCGTGGCGAACAAGGGCTCTCTCCAATCAAAGGCCTGTCTGGAGCTGCGTCGTGCCTGTGGTCGTATTGTGCTGCTTAATGGGACGCCGATTGTGGACAGCCCGATGAGCCTGATGAACCAGGCCAACATCCTACACCCCTCTATTCTGGAGTGCCCTTACGTCACGATCTTCCGTGAACGTTACTGCGTGATGAACCCCAAGGTTGATTACCCGCAGATCCTCCGTTGGAAGAACCTAGATGATATTCAACGCCGACTTGCTCCGTATGTGTTACGACGTCTCTCTGAGAATTGTCTAGACCTCCCACCCAGGCTTCCTGCCGTGACTCGTAGCATTGCGCTCACACCGAACACCTGGAAGACCTACTACAAACCCATGAAGCAAGACATGGTCTCATGGGTGAGTAGCAATCAAGCCAGCATCGCAGGTCTTGCTATCACGAAAGCGATGCGCCTGGCACAGATCACATCAGGTTTCATTGGGGGCGTTGAAGAGGTGTTCGAAGAGACACAGGATGAGATGCCTGCTTTCATGCAGGAGGAGGATTGGTTCTTAGCGGAATCGACCACGCAAAACACACAAGTCAAACTAGAGAAGGTCTCGTTCAAAGAGGTGAAAGAGATCGGGAGAGAGAAGCTAGATGACGCGCTAGACTTCTATGCTCACCATCTCTCACTTGAGCCAAATTTCAAGCTGGTCGTCTGGTGCAGATTCAAGCCCGAGTTACATAGGTTCGTGGAAGAATTCCAGAGACGCTTCCCGCACGTCAGAGTCGCGGTGCTAGAGGGTGGTCAGAAGAAAACAGATCGCATCCTGGCGCTCAGGTTGCTGCACCCTCGCACCGCGATCATGGAAGAACCGGCCATGTTGGCGGGCACCTACGGCACCGGATCTATGGGGCATAACTTCACCGCTGCTCACGTTGATCTAGACATGTCATATGACTACTCTCTCTTCAAATACACACAGAAAGGAAAACGGATCCATCGACCAGGACAGACGAAACCTGTCTCCTCCTATGTGATGGTCGCGACAGGACCTGGCGGACAGAAGACCATTGATCATTCAATCGTAAAGGCACGGACCAATAAAGCAGATGTGGCGGACTGGACCGCCAAGGCCTGGTTGGACGTGCTCAGTGAGGAGTGAACGTATGACGTGCATACTCGTCGCCATGATGATCTCTTGTTCAGGACAGAAGCTCGCTACCACACCAGCCGAAGCGGCCGCCCTCATGGCACCGCATCAATTCGTCTATGTGGCGAAACGAGTGCCACGGATTCATGAGCCTGACCTCTCCTCGAGTCCTACAGCAGGACCCTTCGGTGAATTCAAACCCTTCAGTCCGGCGCGAAGACTTGATGGGTCTCTGTTCACGGATCCGCCGTGGACACTGTTCGCCTACACAGGCAAGCACGGCTATACACCGCCGGCAGGTGCCACGATCGAAACACGGCCAAAGGTAAACCTCGGGCGGGAAACTGGTCGCCCACAGCCGAAATAAAACGATTCACGGTTTTTGTTAATGTTTTTGCGGCTTCATAGATTTCGGGCAGGACTGTGCAGAAACTCGTTGACAGTGCAGCCCGGGTGTCATACTGTAGCACCTACGCAAACGGTGTCAGCAAAGAGACTGGCACCTAGCGGGAGGTCAAATGACTGAGACGAATGTCGCCAAGATAATCCCCACCGAAGAACAATCCGCCATCTACGACGAGTTCCGCGACGGCACGGACAACGTCATTGTCGAGGCCCTTGCGGGTGTAGGCAAGACGACAACCGCCGTGAGCGGCGTTCGTTTCGCGCCAGAGCGCAACATCCTGTTCACCTGCTTCAACGTCAAGATCCGGGACGCAGGAAACGCGAAGCTGAAGCAGATGGGCATCACGAATGCCAAGTTCCAGAATCTGCACAGCATCGGGATGCAGGCGGTCGGGCGCTTCTGGGAAGGCGTCCATGTCGGAGAGAACTTCGAACGTCAGAACAACCTCACGAACGCCATCTGCGGGGGCACGGCGCCGGACGCGATCAAGCGGCTCGTCAGTAACCTGCACACCCTTGGGCGAGAGATCGTGCCGCATGCAGTGCGAGCGGAAGAGCTGTTCGATCTTGCGATTGAGTTCGAATGTGCGCCCGACGAGAGCTGGGAGCATCAGGGATACGATCTCAACTATGTGTGTCGCTCTGCCGTCGCCTGCATGGAGCTGGCCGCTAAGCAGAAGCCAGCAGACGGCTTCATCGATTTCAGCGACATGATCTTCTTACCCGTGCGGAACGGATGGCTCACCAAGACCTACGACATGGTCATCGTAGATGAGGCGCAGGATCTGACGGTCGCTAAGCTGGAGATCGCACAAGGCGTCTGCAAGGGACGCATGTTCATCTTCGGTGATGAGAACCAAGCGATCTATGGCTTCGCTGGCGCAGACACGAAATCACTGTCACGTCTGAAGACCGTATTGAACGCCAAGGTGCTCCGCCTGACGAAGACCTTTCGCTGCGGCAAGGCAATCGTGGCGGAAATGCAGAAGTTCGTGCCTGACTTCTGCGCCGCTGACAGCAACCATGACGGAGAAATCGTTGACCTGGGCATCGAGAAATTAATCACAGAAGCGGGCCCAGGGAACTTCATCCTGTCGCGCATGAATGCGCCGCTCGTCAGTATCGCGATGCGACTCCTCCGCAACGGCAAGCGGACGCGCATCTTGGGACGCAACATCGGCAAGGGGTTGGTCGCGCTCGTCCGCAAATTGAAGGCCCGTAGTGTGCCCGACTTCCTCAGCAAGTTGAACAATCATGCCAAGCGTGAGGCGGAACGCCTGAAAGCGAAATATACAGACAAGCTGGATAGCCCCGCCTACCTCTCGAGGCTGGGCGCGATCGTTGATCAGGCGGAGATGCTGTCCAGCCTGGCAGACGGTGCTAAGAACGTCGACGAGATCACAGCCCGTGTTGAGGCGCTGTTCGTTGACGTAGAGAAGCTCGGTGATGAGGGCGTCATCACCTGCTCCAGCATCCACAAGGCGAAGGGTCTGGAAGCTCGCAAGGTGTTCGTGTTGGCAGAGACGCTCCGCGACTATAACAGAGAAGAAATCAACCTACAGTATGTGGCGGGCACCCGCGCCATTGAGACGCTGGTGTATGTGAGAGGGCTGTGAAGATAGAGAAGAAACAATGACCTGGGCAATTCTCATCTGTCGTGTCATCGCAGTAGGTTGCGCTTGGTTCTTGGTGAGCTGTATCGCAGCCATGCTCCTTGGACGTGCATTCTTTTCAAAGGTGAAATGATATGGCCGGAAAATACGCCCACGTCATCGACAAACTTCCACGTCTCCTGAACACGGAACCCAAGTATCAGGAGAAGGTGGAAGTCGTCAAGAAGGAGATGCTCAGGCATCCCTGTGATTGCGGGATGACAGATGAAGCTGATCCTGAGAAGCATGCCGGGGACTGTGCCTATCAGCACGTTCGCACCTTCGTTCCAGCGACAGATCTCACCAAAGTCTACATCGCGATCCGCAACGAGATCGATGGGTTGGAAGCCAAACTGTCTGACGCGAACCTTCGCCTCGAAGCCAACTCACAGTTGATGACGAACCAATTCGAGGTAGAGGATCTGTCCTCCCTCAGCATCAACGGTGTCGGGTCCGTGCGGGCGCAGTATGAGCCCTACGCCAAGGTAGATGACAAGGAGAAGTTCAGGCTCTGGTGTGTGACGCCATTGGGTGTCTGCATGACCTGTGGTGGCAGTCATGATGCGATCGGGCACAATCCAGAAACGTTCACTCACAAATATCTGCCAGGAGGGGGCTTGGAGAAGTCCTTGGCACTGCCCTGGCAGTCTACCAACAGCATCGTTAAAGAACGTCTGTTGTCCGGTGAACCTGAACCGCCTGGTGTCATAGCGCATGCCAAGGTCAAGATCGTTCTGACAAGGGAGAAGTGAGATGAGAACCAAAGCAGATGGCACGATTGATGAATTCGGTGGCGATGAAGTAGGGGAACGGGCGCCGTCACCTGTCGTGGAAACCTCACAAGGCATCGGTCCAATCTACAGCATGACAGACATACCTGAAGGCTCCAAGTGCCAGGAGGCATCAGCTCTGTCTGGCAGCAGATACTTCGCTTGTGGGTCGCCTGCTATCGCGATCATCGACAACGGCGACAGCAGACCCTATCTGATGTGCCTGCCATGCGCCTACCACAACCTCCGCAACAGAGATGGCATCATCGTCTTCACGACGGAGGACAAGCTCAAGGCTCTGCAGCACAGCAAGAGGATCAGCAAGTTCATGCCGAAGCGACCGGACTTCGTTGAGACTAGTGCAGAGGGCACAGAAGGAGAGTGAATGCTCAAGGAGGTGCGCCGCCGCGGCTTGCGTGTTTGACCACAATCGGGGCACCGGGCAGACAGTGCCCGGATGATAGAGGAATACGATCAGGTCTCTGCCCGGTTTGAGCCTGATTACAACGAGCCCCATGGAGACAACGAACCTTTCGAAGGCCGTTACGACTCTGGGAGGCCTATCAGTATCTTCAACCATCCACCGTTCGCCCAGATGAGCCTGCGCGAGTTCGGTGAACTAGAACGCAGTTGGCCCTAGGAGAACACATGGTAGACAAGAAGAAGGAAGAGACGACAGCGGTGCAGGCGGCACCGCCAGCGGGTGCGCTCGAGCGCCCGTCATTCATCGAGCAGTCCACGGCGGGCACAGCAGACATCGGGATCAACGATGTGAAGCTCCCGATGCTGAAGATCGCGCAGGGTCTCAGCAAGCAGATCATCCCCAGCGAGTCCGTCTACATCAAGGATCTGAAACTGTTCGACCTGTTCGACGATCTGCAGGGCACGATCTACGGCGTCGGGCCTCTCACGTTTGTTGTCGTGCGGCGCGATGTCAAGCGGATCGAATTCGATCCGGAGAACAGGAACATCCCGATCGATCTGAAGGTGCCTGCCAACGATCCGCGCATGGACTGGGGCAAGGATCCGGTGACGGGCAAGGGCATTCCGCCACGGGCGGTCAAGTTCGTGGAGTTCGTGATCTTGTTGGTGCTGCCCGATGGCAGCACGAAGCCCATCGTGATGTCGATCCAGGAGACGAACAAGTTCCAGAAGAAGGCGCATGAACGTCTCAGCGGCTTCATCAAGATGCGACAGCCGCCGGCGCCGATCTACGCGGGGCTCTACACCGTGGAGGTCAAGTCAGAGAAGACCGACAAGGGCACATTCGGCGTCTTCGTCGTCAACAACTCGGGATATATCCAGGACGCGGCGCTCTACGCGACGGCGAAGAAGGAGTTCGAATCGTTCAAGGACAAGGTGATCGACGTCGAGCGCGCCATCGATCCGGATGCCTGGGAAGAAGGCGGAGGAGACAAGAGCGGCGATACGTCTGGCATGTAAGCTCTCAGGCAAGGCGGCACGACACAAGCATCGGCTTCCTTGTTCTTACTCCTGTGGCCGCGAGGGAGAAGAGGATTCGGGCTGGGGTCAGTCTCTGGGAGAGGCTGGCCCCATCGTCGTTTACATGACTGCACTCTATTTCACCAGCAATGCTGATTTTGATGTTGCAGGGTCTCAGTGATACCCTACACTGTGTTCATGAGCAAGCACACCGCGCTGATCGATCAGGATCCGGACACGTTGACGCTGACAGCACTGGGCTTCGCCAAATGGGCGGAGCTGTTCCCCGTGACGGAGGCGCAGTAACATGATCGCCAACGCAGAGATCTTCAAGTTCAGTGCCAGCCTGGCGGCGTCTCTCCAGACGCCTCCCCAAGCGGCCAAGAGATTCGTCGCCTTCATGCCAGCCTCTGGTGCTTGGCTGGGCCCCAACAATCACTGGGTGATGGACGTGAAGCATGCGCTCCGCTTCGGGGACGCCGGATCCGCCCAGGCCGCCTCGGCTGGATATGAAACCCTGATTCAGGTGCAATCATGATGGACGTCGTCTGCGCCTACTGCAAGAAAGATATGGGGCGCAAGGAGGGCCCGGAAGGTCGGGTCTCCCATGGTATCTGTGAGGCCTGCTTGGCGAAGTTGCTACCAGAGATAGAGGCCCTTGAAGCCGCTCAACAGAAGAAGGTGAATGTATGAAGCGCACACATCTGAGCGTTGGGATCTACGATCAAAGCTGGAAGACGGGAATAAAGCACCGCGAGAAGCATCAGACCGCCTGCGGCACCATTTGCGATCACACGAAGGCTACAACAGACAAGACGCGGGTGACTTGCAGGCTGTGCCAGAAGAAGGTGTCCTGATGTGGGAGGGATTACTCAGTTGCACGGTTCGTGGGTGTGATGGTGTCCTGAACATTGAAAAGAACCACTTTCAGGAAGGCACCAATGACCGAGCCTTCACGATGAGATGCAGCAAGACACGACGACACAAGTTCTTCATCGTGGAGAAGGTCGGCAAATTGATTCGCATGATGGACGATACGCGATGGGAGAAACCGGGTTAGCAGAATTGCACTCTTTCTTGATACCCGGTAAAGAATTCGCTTGCCTGGTATCACAAGGCATCATACAGTTGTTCTACGGCGGGCATATCGCCCAAGCCAAAGGAGAAGACGAGATGGAAACGATCAACACGACCACGGTGAACGTTCCGGGCTACGGAAACGCCACAGCGACCCCGAAGATGATGGTGCGTTTCGACGAGATGAACAAGAAGGATCTCGCGAAGAAGATCGCCAACGCCATCGAGAAGAAGGAATACGGCGTCACGTTCTGGCGCGCCCTGCCCAAGGAGACGCTCGTGGTTGTGGTCGCCGACTTACTGGCCACAGACGAAGAACGTGAACGCACGAAGGATCCGGTGCCCGCCCCGCAGCCCTCCATCGAAACGCCTCAAGGGCAAGCTTCGGGCGATGCGCCGATCGTCGCGCCTGCCGGAGGCTACCGCCTGCGATGCACGGCGCTGGAGGGGTGGTTGCGGCGAGACCAGCCGCGCAAGCCCGGCGACAAGGCGACCTGGAAGCGGGTCGAGGACGTCAGCAAGGCCTCGATCTACCGCACGCTGCGCCAGGCGGAAGCGAAGGTGGCCGAGGTGGCCGGGCTGTATGATGATCGCGATCATCAGGCGGTGCTGGAGGCCATCTCATAAAACAGATCTGCACACAATCTTTGATACCCGGCTTGATTTTGCTTGCCGGGTATCAGCTCTTGCCATAGACTTTGTGTGTGGAGGTAGAGATGAAGAGGTCCTACGAAGTCTATGGTGAGGGCGTCGGGTTCCTAGGATATGTGGTGGCCAACACGGAACGAGGCGCCAAGATAGTGGCCCGTAAGCTCTGGCCGATGATCAAATCTTTCTCCGTGGCGGGGCTATGATGGCGAAGCAGAGCATGCAGAGCTTCTACAGCAGGCTGAGCACAGAGCTTCTCCGTCTCCGGCTTGCAGAGATGGAACAGGAGATCAAGGATGCCAAGCCTGGTATCTGGGTCAAGGCACCAGAGGCTTGTGCAGTAATCCGACGCATCCTGGCCAAGAGGAAGGATTAAGTATGGCGAACGACTATGTCATCGAGAGCAAGAAGACGAATGGCGAGTTGACTTGGTTTGTCAGTTACACAGCACCTTGGACGGCGAACCTCTCTCGTGCCCGTCGTTTTGCAACAGCCTCTGAAGCGGAAGCCATTCGTTCTTCGCTACGAGCCTCAAGTGAGCACGAAGAGATCAACGTCACGTGGAGAGAGCTGTGATCACGCATCAGAAACAGCCTTCGCGCACCAGCTGTGGCCCAACCTGCGTGGCCATGCTGGTGGGGAAACCCGCGGCAGAGATCCTCTCACTTCTGCCTCTAGTGCGCCAGAAGAAACAGACGACTAAACACAGCACGTCGGTCGCTGAGCTTTCGCGTCTGCTGCGTTCCTACGATTTCATTCTTGGCATGAGATGGATCGGTGAAGACCTTTGGTCCTTCCACGGGATTTTGCGCGTGCATCATCGAACCCCTGCCGGACAGTTTCGTCAAGGTTGGCATTGGGTGGTCATGTCAGAAGGCATGATCTACGATCCTTCTGCTACGGAGGTGATTGAGGCTCGTTGGTGGTTCAAACAACACCAACAAGACAAAGTGATCTTCTACGACGTGGCGCCTACGGTGAAGGGATGAAGAACGTTCTACTCATCTGCATGCTGGGCTTGTTGATGACGATACCAGCTCAGGCTTCTGAGGTTTGGTTGCACGTTGTGATTGGCACCACAGGGGCCGCGGATTTGACCACCACCTTGCTGGCCGTGGACAGAGGTTTCGCTGTGGAAGCCAATCCATTGATGAAGCATCGGAGTGGTGCCATCGCCCTCAAAGCAGGCACGCTGACGCTAGAGATGTTCGCCGTTCACAAGCTCTGGAAGGATGGCCATAAGTGGGGCGCCGTAGGCACCACAATAGGTCTCGTGGGGCTCAACGGATGGATGACGTATCGCAATCTACGGAACGGGAGATTTATCAAATGAGCACTGCCAGCAAGGCGCGAAGACTTGCGGAGCGCGTGGAGGATGAACAGATGGAGATTGAGCATCTCTACGCCTTGCTCAAGACCACTGTCTGCCCCGACGAGCATACGACTGCCGCACAGTACAAGGTCAACGCCATGCACAAACTTCGTATGGCGATGGATGCGCTTGAGGGCGCTGACACCTTGCTCATGAAGATCAATCTTGAGGTTCATAAATGATCCCATCGCTCTGGAACCCGATGATCACTTGCAGAACCTGTGGACAGAAGATCTTGGCGGATGCCACTGTCAAGATCATCCAAATGGGCACCGTTGTTCGGATAGGTGGTCTTGGGCAATTCAAAGACGACCTGATCTTCAAGGGCACAGGATATACCGTTGAACATGAAGGCACTTGTCCGGAGAAACGTTGATGCCCAAGATCAAATACATCCACAAGAACCTTGGCGCACCCAAGTTGGCAGTCATCAGCAAGGCGAACGAGATCATTGAAGAGTATCGACGTCAGGGTTTCGAATTGACGCTCAGACAGCTCTACTATCAATTCGTTGCACGCGACCTCATCCCGAACAATCAGAAGGAATACGACAACCTGGGTGCCGCGATTGCAGACGGGCGGATGTGCGGGCTGGTGGACTGGGAAGCCATCATCGATCGCACCCGCAACCTGAAGAGCGTGGCCCATTGGACGGATCCTGCAGAGATCATGGATGTCGTGGCCAAACAGTTCCGCGTGGACAAGTGGGACAACCAACCTTTCCGCCCAGAGGTCTGGATCGAGAAGGACGCCGTAGCAGGTGTCATTGAGGGCGTCTGCGAGGAACTGGACGTGCCTTACTTCAGTTGCAGGGGCTACACCTCACTCTCAGAGATGTGGGCGGGTGCGATGCGGATGAAGCATCATATCAGAGACGGCCAGACGCCCATTATCTTGCACTTCGGCGACCATGACCCCTCTGGCAAAGACATGACCAGGGACATCACAGACCGGCTGAAGACATTCATGGGCGGCCTCGAAGTCAGGCGCCTAGCGTTGAACTTTGATCAGATTGAGCAATACGATCCACCGCCCAATCCCACGAAGCTGACGGACTCGAGGGCGCCCGCCTATGTGGCAGAGTTCGGGCACGAGTCGTGGGAGCTGGATGCGCTGGAACCCCGTGTCATCGTGCAGCTCGTGCGCGATGCGATCATGAGTTTCCGCGATCCGGACAAGTGGGAAGAGCGCGTGGACTCAGAGGATAAGGATCGGGAGCTGTTAGGCAGGGCTTCACAGCGGTGGAATGACGTGGTCGAGTTGTTGGAGGAGTGAATGTATGACGAAGAGAATTGTGTTCACAGCCCCGCCTAACTGGTTTGATCTCTGGTGGCCCATAGTGGTCATCCCCACGCTGGCAGCGATCATCTACGTCTGCACGATGTAATCCAGAGAACTGGATGCTCTCGCTACAGGCGACCAGTTTTTCGCCCGGGGCTTACTATTGGTGTTACAACGATCGCGGCGCCTGCCGGAGGTGTGCAAGAGGTTGCGGGTGAGAACGCGCTATGAAACAGGACCTTTTCGACTGGGCGGCGACAGAAGAATCTGTCAGCAAACCAGCCCCGGCTTCTGAACCAGACGTCGAAGGTTACACGTGGCACTGGTGGACGCCCTGGCCGATTGGCCTCACCACCAGGGATTGTTACATGCGTCAGATCAGCAGAGACAGACGGGCGCTGGAAGAGTGTGAAAAAGAGGAACGAGAGTTCTACGCGCAGAGGATCGTGCTGTTCAGGAAAGCGATCATAGAGATGGACAGCGCCGACGGAGCCCCCAGCAAAAACTCCGTCGACACTGCCCCAGGGGTTGGGTGATGAGCCCGTCCCTTTCTTGCCTTACAGATGTCTGTTATCGCCGACCAGGCGCAGGACGCCTGGGGGATCTTTCGCAGGGCGAAAGCGCCTGAACCCAAGCGCCGTCGCGCCACGTAAGAACATTTGCAGACGTGCGAGCCTCATACCCGACGGGACAGCGGGGGCCACGCCGGGCTTTGTAAAAGGGTTGCTCACCACGCTTTCGGAACTCTCGATCCCTGTCGAACTGACGCCGGTGACCGTGGCCACCATCGTCATCGTTGACAGAGGCACCGCGTTCAACGAACCTTGCTGATTCGTGCCTTCCGTATAGATGCAGACCTTTGTGGCATCATTCGGATCATCCACTTCCCACTTGGAGGGATTGACCACGGTGCCCGTGGGCACAACAAATTTCGCCTGACCACACTGCATCGAGGTGATCGGCACTGACGTCGGACCGCTGATCACCTGCTGAGCGCCCTGGAAACGCACCCGGAAATTGTAGCTGACCGGGAGAGGTGGTGCGCCTTGAGCCTTCGCGATAGGCGCGACACCTAATAAGGAACAAACGAACGATACAACGAAACACACCTTCTTCATGCGACCTCCTAGGGTTTGTTCTCGATAGCGGGTGCCTGTGAGAGCAATTTGGTCTTCTCGGCGCTGCCCGCAGAGCTGCCGAAGTAGTAGGAGATGACCTGTTCTGCCTTGGCAGAGAGATAGCCAATCAGCGTGCCGGCCAAGGCGCTCTCCACCTTGGACCAACCTCGCAGCGTGGTAATGATGACGAAGACGAATGCACCCACGATAACATAGGCCAGAATGCGAGGCGTCCAGTCCATGACCTTGGTTTCACGGACCCGGGCACTATCACGATCCTGTGCCGCCAGTGCCTCAAGTTTTTCCGTGTTCTCGAATCCCGCCAGCGCCATGTGTTCTTGAAACTGCATCTCAGCAGCCTTCAGCGCGACGAGTTGATCTCCGGTGAGTTGACCTGACGCCAATGCCTGTTGCACGTCACCCAATTTGGCATCTTCTTTCAGACCCATAGAGCGAGCAATCGAGGCGACTGCCTGCCCAGCCATGGGCCCGCCAAGCGCCGTGGCGAGCATGGGCGCGACCGTTCCGATGATACCCTTCACGCTGAACCCCATTCGATCCTCCTATTGTGTCTTCTGCGCGGACAGCAGATTCTCCCAATACTGGTGATGCTCGCTGTAGTTGATGAAGTTGGTTACGTCCTGCATCGCCTCGAGCTTGCGGACTTTGGCTTCCATGGCCTTGTGCTCAGCGCGCTCCATCCCATACTGCACGAGCCAACCGCCCGCCATGATTGCTAACCCAGCGAAAGGCAACCACCAAGGGGTTGAACTGGTGGACGTTGTGGTCGACGTCGTTTTGTTTCGCATCATCGTCTCAGTGAAAGCACCTTGATGGCGTAGTCTCGATTCCTGAAGGGTGCTTTCTCGTTCCCGCCCTTTCCGCCGTTGTAGGCGGCCAATGCCTGCTCGATGTCACCTTTGGCCCAGGCCAACAATTCAGAGAGATGTTTGCAGCCCAAAGTCAGGCCAACCACCGGATCGCACAGTTCTGTGAGATAGACACCCTTGAACCCCATCTCACGCGCCAGCGCACCCATGACCTGCAGGAGACCCCAGGAGCACTGTTGCGCCCACCATTCCTGGTCAGGATCACCTGCCAAACAGGGAAAATCCTTCGGTGGCGTCTCAGACGCCATTTCATTCAACGTCACGGCGCGAAACGGTTTGTTCTGTTTGACATCCCATAGCCAGTGATAGCGAGGTTCAGGGTTCCAGGCATATGTGTCTCCGCCTGACTCTACCTGCACCTGCGCGACGATGACTGTGGGTTCAAGTTTGAACGTTCTGCACGTCTGCACGATCAGATCTGTGTAATCCATGACCTCACTTCTTTCCAAAAGAAGGCACTGCTGGGCCTTTCGCCTCATCCAATTGACGTTGTGTCATTCTATCTATGGCGATAGTCAAACGGTTAACCGCTTCAGTCAGATGTGCTTTGTCTGCATCGTAGAGTTCTCTCGTCACGTAAATCTTTGGGGCTGCATCGACCTTCGCTTCTACGGCGGTCGTCTTGGCCCACTGCACACCTAACCCGAAAACGACACCTGTGAAACTACAAATAAACGTCAGGATCAGAAGAACACGTTCAAGATTCCAACCCGTTGGTCTCTTACGACGTTCTTCACCTTCTCTGATGCGCCGTTCTTCTCCCTCGTATCTGGTCACCTAGGGTCCCCAATCAGATGAAATTGTTCATTTCAGTATACACACCTGCGGTCTCCATGCCACGATTGGAGCTACCTAACCGCAGAATAGAAACAAGATTCACACCGTAAACGATGCCGTCCTGCGCGACACGTGAGACAAGTGTAGTGAAAGAAGTAGGTGTGACACCACTCAGGTTCATGACGGCCGCTGTCTTATTCACAATCATCGTGGCCGTAGGCGCCGTCTCACTCCAATTGAGTTGTATCTCACAGAGATATTCGATGTTCGTCTGCCACTCTGCAAGCACAGGACCCAAGACATACAATTCGTCGTTTGCAGCACCAGAGGGATTCAGGAAGTAGAACGGCCTCACGCCACCCGCTCCGCCTACGAATCCAATATAGGTGCCAATTGTGTTTGGTTTACCACCTGTCGTCATGGATGGCGCACGATCAACGATCGCACCAAAAATCGCATACATCTGGTCAATCTGGCCTAGTGTTCTGACACGAGTGATGACCCGCGGGTTCGGTCGCAAAGGCAGGATAAATGCGGCACTGCTCAGTAGCCCCGTGCTCGCACTGTTCGTGGTCATCCGTGCCCAGATAGCACGAATATCCTGTGTATACGTCTGTGTCACACCTGCGACCGTAACACCTGTCGTCCACGCACCATAATTCACATTCGTAAAGAACGGTGAAGATGTGGAACCCATGAAGCCTAGCCAACCAGAAACCTTTAGACTTAGATTGGGTATAGCATCTTCTGTGCTATCACCACCGTTTGTTACAGTCTGTGTCAGACCCGTGAGGCCATTAGAAGGGGTTGATGTCTGATTGACTGTCTGATTCGCCAAGAGGGACAACAGCAGATCTTCAAGAGAGAACTTCACAGATGTGGCGGTCACGTCATAGCGTGGCAACAATGCTGCATCAACCTCATCATGGATCTGATCTATCGTCACATCCTGGATCAAGAAATCGCCCTTGACAGGAGGGAAAGATAAATCGATCGACACAATGGCGCCCGGGCGTGAGTTCGGATCCCTTGTTGAATACGTGACAGAGATGATGGGCTTGGAGAACAATTCAAGCTCTGCATGCGCTCGCATGTAGAGCTGGAAGAAAGCCTTGAGAGAAGAATCTACGATCGTGTATTCGTGGATGCCGTCGGTCTTGGCACCGTTATGATCCAGCTCTACCTTCGCAAGCTCAATCTGAGAATCGACATCGTCCGCACGATAGTAATTGACGATAGGCACCCCATTCTTCAACGCCGTAGTCAGAGGCGTTGTCAGTAACAGGATTCCCGTATCATCTTCTGTGCTATCGTTGTTAGGCGCTGAGTAATCGAGGCTTACCCTCCCGTCGGCCAACACGGTGCCGCCGTTCACGGAGAATGCAGTAACATCTGAAATCTTGATCTGTGTGGTGCCTACGTTTGCATCCTCTGTGATGACACAACCAGAACCAATGACTGTGATGCGGTTACGGATCTGCGAAGCATCAACACTCACAGAAGGTGCCGTGTCCCTGAGCAGGTAGGTTGTATCCGCGTCTGTCACATCGACAGGTTGGGGTAACGACGCCTCTAGGTCAGGACCGTCTGGATTCGGCCAGACAGGGATAGGTTCATTCGCATCTAGAGAATTCTTGTTGGAGTAAAGAACCGGAACATTCGCACCCCATTGAGACGCAGAAAGCACCCCACTCGTGCCCGTCTGCGTAGGTGTGAAAAGATCATTGGGGAGTGATCCCACGTAGATCCCACGGAAATAAGCCAGTGTCGTCGTATTATCCGCAACCCAGAATGGAGACACCTTAGAGGGCCACGTAGGTGTCCCTGAGATTTCAAACTGGTTCGTATTGGGGATAATCGTTGTGGGCACAGACCCAAGAACGACGAATCGTGCAATGCACTCAACCCCGTTAAGGTCTGGACCGATCGGGATGTTACTGACGATCTTATTCCGCACTCCGATAAATTGTTGCAAGAATTGAACCGCCGTATTACTGGCAGATCCCACGAATGACATGGTGCCGTTTCTATAGAGATATCCAACCCGACAGATATACGCCCCACCATTCCAATAATTCTGACCCTGGTCTTGATCCAATGCCAGAGATGACGCAGGCTGTGGCGCAGATGCCCTTGACTTCTGAGGGATTGGGATCACAGTATTGGCAACGGGTGCCGTCACGTTCGCGTCTGTGATACCAAGAATGGTTGTGACATCCCCCTGGAAATACGCCGTGAACGTGGTCGTCGTATTGTTCGTGATGGTGGCGATACGAACGAGAGACACACCGTCATTGGCGGGGATGTTCGTGATCCCTGCACCCAATGAGAAAGGTGTCGCCAGACGGAATGCATAGACATTCCGGGTGGCACCGCTACCCACGGGCACAGTGAAATCCAACTTGGAGAGACCCGTCAACAGCAACGGATTAGAAAACAGAGAAGGAGAGGACTCCCTCGAACCTGCATCAACACTCGTCCAGGCGAAGCAGTAGAACCCAGGCAGATATGTCGCAGCACCACCAATAGCGACACCAACCGTCACCGTAGGTTTAGCCGCAAGCGTCTGGGTGATCCCAATCGGTGCGGATCTAGGTGCAATATGAAAGAAATGTATCTTCTGCTGGTAATCTACATACCAATGGCCACCACCTATGGCCTGCGCGAGAATGCTCAAACACTCCGTGAATTCGTTCGTGCCATCAAAGGAGATCGTAACAGGTGCCAGCTTCGTCTGCACATAAGACGTGAAGTCAAATCCTGGTGCATATCTGGCACCCAGATCCTTCACAACCTCGCTGACGGAGACATACGTGTAATTTCCTACGGGTCTGCGTCGATTCAGAAGCCAGGCGAAATCTGCAGCATCAACCCCGTATTGCAGTTGATCCACCGCTCTTGTGTAATCACTAGTCGAGGTGAAGGACTGCGTAACGCGAATCGCTGTGCCGGCGAAGAGCAGTCTATTCCCGTCAAACGAATCTATAATCTCAAGTCGCTCACCAATGACAGGGACGTTGCTGTTTCCGTCTACCTGAAAACTGGCGCGATAAGGTTGGCTGTTGAGTGTTTGTTGAATGGAGATACCAGGAGACCTACGAATATCTGCTCCCCGCGTTAGCGTCGTGTATTGGAAGCCATTCCGCAATGTTCCTGGTCCGAAAGTGCCTCCGACTACGATGTCTACATATCCTGCCGCATGATTGGGCGTTACGCAGCTGATATGTTCAGAGTCTATGAAGACGATGGTTGAGGCGCCTGATCCACCAAAGGTCACAGTCAGCCCGGCTGACGTGAAATTCACGCCTGTGATCAGGACAGCAGTGCCTCCTCCGAAGGTGCCAAAAGCAGGAGAGATGCTAGTGATGACAAGTTCTGCATAGAGAAAGCAGTCTGTCAGCGTGCCAGTTTGCGTGCCGCACGTGACAGAGACATCAACAGTATCAGAAACCAGTGCGGCAGGTGTATTGCAGGTGATGGTCGTTGAGTTAACAACCACCACACTCGTGGCGGGATTACTCCCAAACAATACCGTAGGCGCAGTCCCATCAGAGTTCTTGCGGAAATTCTTCCCTGAGATCGTGACCGCGGTGCCACCTGCCATAGGCCCACCATTCGGGTCTATGGCCGTGACAATTGGCACCGTCGTCGTAATGACGGCGCCAATTCTGATCCGATCCCAAGGACGACGGAACGCCACGTTAGTTCAACGTGATCGGAACGAACTGATGACAGATTTGCGATGTCGTGCCCAGGGAAGGCGTATAGAAGAAGTCCAATGCCTGGGAGACCGTCGCATCGAAGTTGCCACCCACTGCCGGAGCCGTGTTCCAGGGGAGTAGTGCTGTCAGAGAACCTTTCGGTGGCGTTGCAGGGTTACCCGCGAGAATCGGCGTGCTGAGCACCGCCTGACCCATCAGGTTTGCGGCAGTGCCTACCGCTCTCTGCGTCAACAGCAGGGCCAGAAACCAACCAACGTTGGTATAACCTGCCGTGTCGCATGCGATGGCTGTAGAGTCCCAGACCACTGTGCCACCTAGGCGCACATCCCAACGAACGGTGCCGGGTGTTGTGACCGCCACGGTGATACGACCGCTGGCCAGAATGAGCACTGCCTTCCCCGCGTTCCCCCAGAATCCCGCGGGGAAGTTGTTACCTTTTGCCTGCGTTGAGAGAGCCGATGCCGCGGCCGCGGCCGTGAGCGTAGGCCCATCAGCCTGCATCGACGCCATTGATTCAAGCCACGTCTGCCCATTGAACATACTCTACTCCTATTGAGAAGCCCCAAAACGTTTTCTCATCTTGACGCCATCCATGATGATCTTTGCAGCCCGTTTGGCCGCGTCTTCCGGTGTGCCATTCACGTTGACGATCACCTGGTAACTATCACCACCACCGCCACCTGGTGGCGTCATGTTGTTCGGATAGACCGTGCTGCCCAGAGGCACGCGGACAACCTCAGGTCCTTCTTCACCTACTTTGATATCCACAGAACCGCCTTTAACGAATCCTGTAGATCCCATATGCGCGTAAGGATTGATCACACCGCTCTTGATGAGTCCTTCGAGCGCCCCGCCCTTCTTGATGTAGGCCATGATCTGTTCGTCAGACCAGATGATCTCGGCGGCAGGGTTCATCTTGCGATACTGCGCGATACCTTCTTTGGTGGACAGATCATAAGTGAAAGAACTGCCCAGCGCCATCATCGCCGCTTTCGCGTCGTCTGCGGCCTTCTTCTGCTTGGCGAGTTCATCGTTGGTTTTCTTGGTCGCAGCCGCAGCGGCTTCTTCTGCTTGCTTGGCTTCCTGACCGAATCCACGCATCGCATCCGCGGCTTTATCTATGGCTGATCTTTGTTTGTCAATATCCTCACGAAAGAAGTCACCAGAGCGCACCATCTGGTTATACGTAGCGACTGCCGCCTCGTATTGGGCCCGTAGGGCGCTGATCGACTTATCCTTGACAGTATCCCACATGGAACCGACGCCTTTGAGCTTCTCGTCGGCTACCGCATTTATCGAGGCATAGTGTTCGTTCCAATTTTTGTCGGAGGCGTCAAGTTTCTCGATCTCGTTGTTGCGCCAAGCGTTGATAGAGGCCTTCTGCGCGTCAACCGTGCTGCCCTCATGTTCTGCACGGAGCGCAAAGAATTCCTCCCACAGTTGGGAGGTCTCGTCCAGACTCTTAGCCTGGATCTTCCAAAGCTGGTCTTCAACCTTCTGGCGATCGATCATGCTTTGCGCGACAACCCCTTGCGCCGCGGCCAGCTTGCCGGCGCCAGCTGTAGCTTCCGCATCAGTCTCCGTGTTCTGAGCCGTCGCATTGGCCGCAGTGACCATGGCGTCACGCACCCGATCTACCGTGCCACCCAGCGAATCCAATGTCTTATCGAAATCAGAAGCGCCTACGACACCCTTCATCGCTTCCGCGGTCTGCTTCGCAAGATCGTTGGACATGCCTCTGAATTGATCTCGAAGGTCTGCTACCTGTTGGGCAGTCTCAGGACTGATGATATGGAGCTTAGCGGCCACATTCGCCACCTCACTCACACCAGATGTAATGACATCAAAGACGGTCGTGAACACCGTCTCCAGTCCCAACACCAATACCTTGACACCAGACCACGCCGTATGCACGACTCGAGCGGCCTCAATCGTAGCATTGGCCACATAAGTGCTATAGATGACTGTCTGCTCAAGGGCGTTGACAACCGCCTTGATACTCTCTCTGCTATCCCCACCGAATGCTTCGGAGAGCGCAGACTTGATGGTGTCCATCCCTGCTTTGAAGACAGGAGAGACCGCCACCGCAGACGCTAGATCATCCACCCAATTCTTGACCGCGACTTTCGCAGCCTCTATCTCTTCGCCGAAATCTCTCTGTTGGTCCCCTGCCTGTTTGGTGGCCGTCTTCAGCATCTGCATCACTTGGATGCGCGCCGCTTCAGCCTTCCCTGCATCAGAGAGTTGATCAACACTGATGCCCAATTGCTTAGCGTAGTTCGCCTGAGCATCACCAAGGTCTACGATGCCCAATTTCGCAGCCAGCGCCTTCGAGCGGCCTGTGACTAGGGCATCTGAAATCGTGTCGAGTTGTTCTTTGGTAGGCCCAAGCCCCCGATTCTGCAGGGCGAACGCCGCAGAAGAGAGTGTGCCGAAGTCTTCTGCCGTGAGCTTGACGCCTGTGGATAACAGCCGAGCGGCATTCCTCGCGAGTTCAAAATCATCTACCGTGCCTTTGGTGCCCTCGCGGAGATTTCGCATCACCGCGTCAGCATTCTTGGCGGACCCTGCAAACTCGTTGAGCGTGGCCTTGACGTCATTGACATCTGAGCCACGCTCCCCGAGTTTGATCGTCGTAGCGATGATCGCGCCAATGGCAGCGGCCACAAGCCCCGCGGCGCCTGCGACCGCTTTCAGACTTTCCTGATTCTCTTTGGTGAAGTTCGAAAGAGCAGCCTGCGCGAGCCCAAGTTCGCTCGTGTAATTGTCTTGAAGCTCAATGAGCCCTTTGACTGTTTCGAGTTCAGCTGCCACTGGCCTCTTTCGCTTGGAAGAGTGCGTTACTCCCCATGATCCACATATCGATCAGACGCTCTTGATGCTCGAGCGGTTGCACCACAGGCGGCGGTTGCACAGTCTGGGCGTCACCGAAATACATCAAGAACTTACCCAGGGGGAAAGGTTCCGGATGCTTCTCTGTGTCGCGATAGATGTTCCACAATGTCTGCACGAGATGTGCGGCATGGTAGTTCATCTGGTCTTCGAAGTGTGGTTCCAGTTCCTCGAAGATCTGCCATTCGCGGAAGCGATGCCACTCGCCCATTTCCGCGACCATATCGTCGACGTTGGCGTAACCTAACCGACGTGCAAGGCCGTAGGCGTAGCGGCGATTACCGCCACGCTCTAGTCCTTTTTTAGCACCTCCGTGGTCTCCTGATCCATCTTGTTGAGCGTGATGGCGATCCGCTGCAAGCGATTCAGGACCTGGACGCTTTTGGCTTGGAGTCTGGGAAGATCCTCATCCGTGAACAGTTTCTTGCCCTGCTCATCGACGGCGCACCTGATCAGCATCAGATACATGCCCAGAGGCTGTTTCTCGATCGTCACCATCTCGTCTGTGAACGCCATGGATTCCTTGGCGTCCATCTGTTTGAGGCGGATGGTGCCACCCCATTCAGGGACTTCAACATCGACGAACTTCAGGTCCTCCGCGTCAACAATATTTGACGCGGAGAGCAATGGCTGGGACATATGCTCTCCTCATCTGCGGAAACGAACAGGTTTACGCTTCGGTCACGATGCTGGCCCACGTGAGAGCCAGCGAAGCGCCCTGCTTCCCGTCGACGGGCGCCACATCGAATTTGAACATCTGCACGAAGGCGAATCCCGTTCTCGACTTCCCCGATGGGAACAGGATCTGCCAGGCGTTCTTGACGTTGTTGATGATGTCCGCCAAGATGTTGATGTGCGACGAATCTGATCCGATGTAATTGATCTTCAGCGTCGGGTCGGATTGACGCAAGATGCCCAGCACATGGCTCTCAGAGCCGTCGTTGTGCGTGGACGTCTCGATCTTGTTCCGGGTCATGCCTCCGGGATCGACTTCAGTGATCTCGGCCACCGTGACGAACGCGGTCGGGGTCGCGAACGGAGCACGCTTGACGAGAATCCCTGTAGATGTGACTGCGTTCGACATTGCTACTCCTTCTCAAAAAGGAACGCCTAAGTCGGCCGTTCCGGTTAGGCGCTGCACCCAAGAACGGCGTAGTCGAAGACCACCGTGCCCGCCGACGGAGCGAACTGGAGGATGTCCCCCGTTGCGGCCGTGACGACGTAGCCGGCCGTGTTGCCCGCGAGCAGCACGAGCACGCCACCTGGCTTGACTGAGATCGTGTGTGCTGCGGCACCACCGAACAACCAGGCATTCGCATCACCACCGACCACCACGTCGCCCGCGTTCAGGGCGTCCGCAACCACGATCAATGCTCTGACGCGAGCGAACACGCAAGCCACGCCGAGGGCATCGACCAGCGCACCTGCCAGGTCGATGTCCGTCGCGCCGGAGATGGACTTGTCGTTCTCCGAGAAGACGCGATCGCATTGGAGCGCGCCGGTGCCATTCGGCAGATTCTGGTTGATGCCCGTCTCGATCGTGGCCTGGGCGCTCGCCAGTCCGACGGAGTTTGCCAGGATGGACGTGAGCTGAACGATCAACTTTGATGTAACGGTAGAGGCCATTGCGATTCTCCTTTAGCTTGTAGCGGGTGAAAGTCTCTTCACACTGTCAAGATTGAACACAAGTCGCGCCCGACCCTTCTCATCCACGGGGAGTTCGTAGACTTCCCCCTTCGGGGCGCAGACGCGCCACCACGTGTTGTTCACGAAACGATCCAGAAAGTTCAGTCCGAAGAACGCCTGCTGTGCGGCATCATTCACCGCATTCCAATCATCACCACGGAAGACCAACTGCCCAGATGGGCGCTCATACGCGATGGTATCCCTTGAGAGATTATGCGTGCCTTCATCCCCAAGCCCACCTGTAGGAATGATAGTCACCGCCCGGGCGACACCTGCGGGCACAATCGACTTGGCACCCTTGAAAACGTCTTGACCGAAACCGCTGTAACCAAGCTCCTCCACGAACAGAAAGATCAGATCGGGGATGAACGTGGATTGAGGGAATGTCGTAGGCATTATCCCTTCAACCCCTGATTCAGATCAATTCTCTTCGCGATGCGTGTCCCCATGTGCGGGGCACTAGCACGCAGCGGACGCTCAATGAACTTCGCTTCCCCGTGCGGATGATGTGCTTCAAGATCCTCATGCACGATCAAAGCGTAGGGCGCCGAGGGCCCGCCCGCCACAATCGCCACGGAGACCTTGCGCCCTTCCCTCTTGGGATTCTCGACAAAGATAGAGGCTCTGAGAGCACCCGTATCCACCGGCGTCACCTTTTTGCACTCAGTCGCCTCGATCTGCGCTTCTTGAAAGAGCGCCGTAGCGAAAGCATTCGGTGTGAACGCCTGGAGCTTCTTCAGCTGTGCCAGCGTCTTATCCGCGCCCTTGAAGATAGAATATTTGATATCAGCCAAGGTAGATCTCATTGAGGATCGCAACATTGCTGCTGTCTACGAATCCTCCTGTGTTCAGAATTGGACCGGTCGTGCCATCGGCCAACGTAAGTCTGTCAAACATACCAACAGGAGTCGGGCTCAGGAACGTGATACTCGCCTGACTCATTTCCATCTCACCATTGGTTGTCTTCACGAGCTTCTGTTTCTTCTCTACGATCGCCCCACGAGAAACGGGCGCAGCATATGAACGCGCTCCAGCTCCATCAAGAAGGGTGCAAACTTCGTGGTTCACGGAACCCTGTAACCCAAGGTCTCTTGTGATACCATCAGCGATTCCGATGACGTCGGACAGCAGTGTCATAACTTCTTATGAAATCTGCGTGATTGAACACTCATGGTTATAAACCGCCGTGCTTGGCGTTCCCGTTGTAGAAACGGTGATCGCTGTAGAGGCCTGTGCCCGGATGCGGATAGGGACACCGTAGTAACCCACCGTGCCACCAGCTGTCTGAACGTTGGTCAATGTGCCACCTGAGGCAATCTGCCATACGATTAATACTGAGCGCGATGTGCCTTCCTCTGTCTTGAATGTAATAGTGCCGTTCATATTCGTGGCCGCGCCAGCCGCCGTCACCAGTATGTAATCCGTGATGAGGAAACTGCCATCGGCCGCAGGTGTGAACGTGCAACGATTCGTATCAAGTGAACTGGAAATACCTACACCGCGCCCATTCGACGTGATGAAAGGCACACCAGATCCAGCCGTCGTAATGCCTTGATATTGTGAGATGCCGTGGGTCGCCGGGAATTTCAGTCCCGTCGAGTCTATACGCATTCGTTCACCAGCGATGCCATCCGTTGTATTGGTGAAGAATCGCGTGTTACAGAGCGTCGGAGTGGCGGAGTAGCACGAGACAATATCCCACCCCGGGTTACCACTCGTGCCCCCGACACCTACGTTGGTATAAAGCGTTGTTCTCTGTGGTTCAACAGATGCACTGACACCTTGGGCGGAGAGACACCCAACGACTGTGTCTGTCTTGAAACACCCTTCAGCCCCCGCGCTGGCTCCTGCGTTATTGTTGAACCACAGAAACTGTTGGTTCGTATTCGTGCTGAACGTCGCATCGAAAGGCTTGGTCGCCGTAGGCGCGCCAGCCCCCAAGGCCAACGTGGAGAGTGTGCCATTGCCCCCCGTCGGCGCCGCATTGCGTGCCTGCGCGAGACCAGGGTCAATGACCACTGTGCCAGAGGTGTAGGCAGAGACCCGAAGTCTCACAAACTTGGCGCCGGAGATGCCGCCTGCCCAGATCCCTGTCGTGGTGCTCGAGGTAACTGCCGCGCCTCCCGTGACAGGCGAAAGCTGAAGCGCCACCCACCCGACATCCGGGTTATTCGTCTGCTCAAATTGCACCGTGGCAGAGAACGTGCCGGACAACTGGAGACTGATCGACCCCTGTCCGCTCACCTGATAGACCGTGCAGCCCGTGCCCGGGCAGGTGGCACTCGTGAGTGACCTCTGCTGGGCCAATGCTGCTGGTGTCAAGAACAAGAACACCAGCAAGCTGAGAAGGAACTTCTTCATGCTCTTATTGCCTCCCGATAGCCCTTGTTCCTGCTTCGTGGGCAACCCCATGACGGAGGAATCAGATAGAACACCGTATCAGGCACGGGTTTCGCAATCACAGATTCCCTGAATGTGAGTGCGACTGAACCGGCCTTGAGTGATGTGATACCCAATGTCTCAATCTGGCTGTTTCCTGCGAGGTCACCAGCCAACAGCTGACGGGCATATTCAGCGGTCGCCTGTTGAAGTTCAATGGGGATTGTGTGTTGATCCACATACTCCCAACCGTTCTTCTTGACCATGCCCATGCGCGGCCACAACAGCGCCTGGATCGCATCCGTGGACCAGCCTGCCCAGTCCCACAGATCATCCAGTAACTTTGTGGCCCACAAGATGCTCGAATTCTTCTGGTCCAACGTGGCCGCAGACCACGTCGTGCCTACGGCGGGACGATCAAGTTGATATTGCTCGGCGAACGCCAAATCGCAGTAGGCGTTCGCCGATGCAGACCCCGCCGTGATGACCAGTGCAGAGACAGGCATGTCTTAGCCCTGATCTGCCACGTAGTCTACGAACACGTCGATCGATGTCAGCGTGGTCATCGCAGCGCCCACGTTGGCTAACAGCACGGCCGTATTGACGTCGTTTGCCGCCATGGACGCACCGTCTGCCAGAATCGTGCTGGTGCCCGCTGCAGGCGTCACGCCGATATTGACGAATGTGCTTCGGGTCAGTGCCGCAATGGTCACGATCCAGAGTTGCACCGCCCCCGCTGCCTGCGTGCCGACGAAGTTCACGGAGGTCGCTGCACCCGCGTTTCCGCCCACAGCGATGAGCGCCCCGCCCAGTAGGCGCCACTTGACGCCAGGGAGTGCAGGGAGTAGTGTCTGGCCTGCGTTCAGTTGTGCCAGCGTGTAGCGGGTGCGGAACGCCTTGGCCACACCGAACTCGACCAGGACGTCTTTGATGTAGCGGGCGACTTGTGCGCCACGCCCTTCGGGGTAATTGCGAAGATCTCCCATGTAACGGTCTCGCTTTCTTTGGTGAAAGGAATGTCGGGGGAGACTGTCTTAGCTCTCCCCTCCCAGCCGTTGTTGACGTTATCCGGCGATGTAGACGCCTGCGTTGGCCCGGATGGCCTTCCCGCCCCACAGAGCGTCGAAGGACCACTGAACCTGTCTGTGCTGCCGCGTGACTTCCAGCCTGAGCGCCAGACCAAAAACCTCGTCGATCGCAACCGCCTGCAACGACGCGCCTGGCACCTGAACGGTGTCAATCAGTGGTGCCATGGCGAACGTCAGGCAGTCCCTCTGAATGAGCACGTTCTGCACGAACGAGCCCTTCTTGACGATGGCCTCACCACCCGCGGTGGCTGCGAACAGCCCGGGTGTGATGGTCACGCTGGACGGCGTGCCGCCACCGACGCTGGACACGACGTTGTAGGTGAACGCACCGATGCCGATGATGTCACCCGCGATCAGTGTGCCTGTTGCACCACCGGACAGTGCAATGACCGTCGCGCCGATGGCATTGACGCCAGTGACCGTCGTGCCTGTGGTATACGTGCCTGCGGTATGCGTGGGCACCCGCTGCGACATCATCCAGAGCGCGCCGAGCTTGCGCCCGATCTGCCCGTTCATGATGACGCCATCACCACCACCGAAGGACGCATCCTGGAAGGCACGAAGTCCCAAAGCATTCGCCTCGGAATCCGTGTCCAGAATGACGTATCTGGGATCCAGCGCCATCAACGCCTTGTTGCCCAACTTTCGGGCGTCCAGATACGCGCTCAGGTCGGTGGCGAAGGGCGTGACGCCGCCCGTGCCTGCGAACAGGTAGAGCGATGCCGTCAGGCGCGCCCACATGTCGTCTTCTATGTAGTTCGCGAGGGCCTTGCTGGCCTCGGAAACTTCCATGGGCAGGATGCCCCGATCCACCTGCGACAGACCCTTGTCGTCCATCGCGAACGGCGCCTCACGCCACTTGTCCAGCGTCACGGGGATGCTGGTCGGCGTCACAGCCGTGACCGCGGGCGGCACGACGTCGGGCGTCACGTCTCGTGTCGTGACCGCAGCGGGCACAGACACGTTCACGGTCGCGAACTTCTTCGCGGCGGTGATCTCGCTTTCGTAGTTGCGATTGGCGATTAATACCAGGGCGAGGAATTCTCGCAAGGTCGCAAGACCCATCGAGACTGTCGTCCCCAGAATGTTGGTGGTTACCATTGCTCCGGCCATTGTGCAGTCTCCTCTTGGATAACAGTGTTGATGTCACCAAGCGACTTCACCGAAGCCGGGCCAACGTCCTCACCGAGGCGGGCCAAGATGTTCATTCACCGAACGAACATCCTCTATCTGGAAGCTATCCTAACGCTATCTCGCCGAGATGGGTAGCGGGGGCACCGCCCCAGCTACCCATAAGCGTCAGGTCTTACGAACCGACCTTGTTCTCTGAATACTCGAATCGCACCTTACCGGCCTTGACGTCGGCCGCGTATTTGCCCAGGTCCTGAGGTGACGGGTCTTTGATGACCGTCACGCCAGCCCTTGGCGTGCCACCGCCGCCTCCACCCGCGGGGGCAGCACCGCCGCCACCCGACGTCTTGAATGCAAACGGGGATTCCTTCGTCTGGCGCGTCACCCACTCTTCCACCGTGAGGGGATCGCCAGGCTTGTCCGCGCTGAACTGATTGGGTGCCGCCTTGACGGCACCGCCCTCGACGATGAACACGCCGTTCGTCTTGCCGACGATGAAGTCCAGCGCATCAGGCACGCCACCAGCCTTGGTGAAGAGATCGCTGACCTTCGAACGCAGCGTCATCTGATCGGCGCGTTTGGCGTTCTCCGTGTTCGCGGTCGTGATCGCCGTGAGTTGATCGTTCAAGGGCTTCACGACTGACGTCTTGAACTGTTCCAGCGCCGCATTCACGGCCGCTGTGACGTCGTCCGGCTTGGTGATGCCCTTCTTCTCCAACTCCGCCACCTTGTCCAGTGCCAACTTCGCAGCGACCGGATCCGGAATGTCCTTGTATTTGTCTTTGAGCGGCGTCAGTTCATCGACGGTCTTCTTCAACGCGATGTTGGTGTCGCGGAACTCCACCACCTTGCCGTTGGCAAGGGCCAGGTCAGTCGCGGGCACGAAGCCCGCAGGGGCTCCATTCAAGTCGACATGAAACTTGCCTTCTTTGGGGACGTAGAACTGACGTGCGGGTTCAGGCACGTCCTCGAGTTTGTCTACCACGGGCGCAAGCTGGGCCATCTGTGTGCTCCTTATATTACACGGGTTGCTGAGACACGTCTTTGATCTTAGCGAAAAGACCTAACTCCTTGGTGCGCTTCCGAATGTAAGCACTTACGGATTTGTAACCGGCTTGTCGGGCCTGGACGTGCATGGCATCAGCTTCCTGCTTCGTGCAAGCGAACGAGAGCACTTCAGTCAGGGCTTCAGTCTCTTTCCGTGGACGACCACGCAAGGGCATCGCTACCACACTCATGGTGTCGCGATCCCTACGGTGCATCTGCATTGAGGATGAAAAGGCGGCCCGTCTTCACTAAAGTTCTCTCCTACAGGGATAGGGCCTTCATCCGCAATGTCCACGCATATCGGACAGGCATCACCGGTCAGAATCACCTCCTTGGTGGCATTGTCAGAGAGCAGGCCATCTTCCTGCGCCTGCTGCCATGCCTCATCTTGCCCCGTATTAAGGGCATCCATGATTTCTGTGCGTGCAATACTTTCGCCGCGTGACTCGAGGAGGTCGCCCGCGTAGGCGTCAACCTTCTTCTCGACTTTGTCCGGGCTCAGTCCACCATCAATCAGTTCCTTGCGATACTTCAGAACCGCCTGGCCTTGGGCAGAGGTCAAGCCAATCAGCGGCACAATCGTCTGCGCCGCCTCATGCGGGGGGATACCTTCACGGATCGCAGTGGCAATTAGATTCCGGATGTTCTTCTCTGTCTCATCCGTGATCTCCGTGATCATCTGCCCAGCCATCCGCTCCGCGGCTTTGACCGCGTCTTCAGCCTTGCTGTCAAAACGGAAGTCGATGACGTTCTTCTTAGCCACGCAGCAGATCCTTCACGTGTTCAGCCCCTAGTTTCCCACCGCGCATGAAGGCATCACGCAGGACTTTCTTGACCGACTGGGTCAGAGCCTCTTCGATCTTCTTCCGGGGGATGATGTTCCTGGCTTGTTTCGCATTCCCCAGCGTTGCCGCCAGGGCGGTCACGCTCGTCTCCACCTGGAGCTTCTTCATCGCCCGCACGAAGCGAGCGCGGAATAAAGGCTCGTAGTAATCCGCCGAAGCGTGAACGATTTGAATCTCTTTTGGTTGGCGGGGCATCTGTAGGCGCCTCATCCTTCTGTTGAGCGTCGAATCTGTCCATGAAGTAGTTCATGCACACATCCCACGGCTCACCCGTATCCGCGCAGGCATCGACCGCTGAAGCGAAGAGATGCAGGGAGGCAAACTCCGGATCCGGTTCGTCTTTAACGGCCATCACCGCTCGCTGACCTGCGATGATCACGTGCGGATCTTTGGAGTCCAAGATGTGTCTGACCTTGGCTGTGAGATAACGTTTCCGTTGGCGCATGCCTTGCAGCCCGACGCGCCATTCCATCACCACAGTCTTCCTTGAATCCTGCTGGTGATAGGAGGGCATATGAATACCCTTCAAAGCCCCATTCTTGACAGCTCTACGGCGACTTCGCTTCATTTGAGCCACCTCACAAGCGCCCCCACTAGGAGGGCACCTAGCGCGAACATCAACTTCCCGATGAACCTGCATGACGGACAGAGGGGCACAATCACACCCTCAAGCACTTCATCACAGCGTGGGTTCCGGCAGGTGCGTAGATGGCTCACGGCTTTTTGAAGGCACTCGGATCACCGAGCAGACTGCCCAATGCCGCCGCAGGCGCCGTCACGATGCGCTTGCCCGAAGATAGATCTTCGTGGTGCTTCTTGATGGCTTCCTTCGCGACTTCAAGCAGACCATAGGCCATGAGCTTCTGGTCGATGACGTTACCCTCGATCCTCACTTGGAGCTTGTCATCCATGATGACATGGAGCACGAACACATCAGGCATCAGTAACCCCCATCCTTCTGTTTGTAGTATTCGATCTGCTGGAGACGCTTCACGGCTGCTGGGTGTGACATCGGCTTGCTGAGTTTCTTCTTCCCGTCCTTAGACATGACGACGTATTTCTTCGTTCCGACTCGCTTGATCATTTCAGCTCCACAACGACGATGGCATCACCCACGTCTTGAGCGGCTTCTGCTGCCGCAAGTGTGCTGTAAGCGACATGCTCATCAATCTGACGTTCACACTCATCATCCTGATGCGCGATGAGGAAGACCACAGAGAGATCCACCGGGCGGATCTCATATAGAGGCAGAGCATCCGTGCCGATCTGCGCCTTGGCCGCATCTTCTGTCAAGGTGAGACCAAAGCGATGACCATTCCTCACATACTCAAAGATTCTCACGGTTTCCCCTGTAGTGGTGCCATCCTTCCGTAGCATAACCCCAGAGGGCATGAAACACGTCCGGCAATACTTCACGTAAGCTGGCCCACCCTCACGCACAGAATGAACCTCCTGCCGATGCCCGCACTCCAACGTGACACGCCAGTATTGCGGCCGGATCAGTTTGGCCTTGACAACCTCTTCTCTCACGCCGCCACCGGTGCCTTGTAGCCCGGATCACCAGGCTTGAGCGGAGGTTCGTTCGGGCTGAGTTCCGGGTCGATCGCGGGCTCCTTAGGCAGTTTCGCCTTGGCCGTCGCGATGTCCTCCTGCTCCGATTCAGCATCAACCCCTTCACGTGCCCAGCCACCCTTCTGCAGGAGATCATACCACGTCTCAAAGCTGATCTCACCTGCCTGAAGGGCTGTGAGCGCGACCTGAATCTCCTGAGGTGTGGCCCGGATGTCCAGGTATTCCTTGTTCAATTCCACCGTGACTTCCGCCTCCGCAGGTGTCTGATCTGTGCCAAGCCACCAGACACACATCTGAAGCGCCTGGCCGAAGCCCTGCTCCAGACTCTGCGCGACCGTCTTGAGTGACGCCGTTTCACCTGCATGACGAAGTTTGACCGCAGAGGCTGTTTCCGCGGTAGAAGGTGCATCCTCGAGCAACCTGGCGCCCAAGGTGGCCATCTGTTTCTTCTTCTCCTCCATCGACGTGACTAGCGCCCCAAGACCCGTGCCTTGGAACTCCAGCATCCCCGCCGAACCCTGCACGTCCAACTCCCACACGACAGACGGCCCGATCTTCATCTTCTGATCGCCCGTGCCCTTCGCACCAGCCACCCATGGCGTAGGGAGCGCGACCAGATGCAGACCGTATTCGTGGTCCACAGAATTACGCCAATGGCCCAGGTTGACGTCCGCGAGGTCAATCAGCGGAGGCTGTTCGAGGTCCGGCGACGGATGGAGCGCGCCCATGAACACGAATGGCACGAAGTCCAGAGGCTCACCACGCCGAACCAGTAGGACATCTTCGTCATACTGGGCGTAACCACCATCATCGGACTTCTCGCGCCAAATCTGCTGGATGCACTGCCCGGACTCATTCAGCATCACGACGCGATACTGACAGATCCTGTCTGTGCAGAAAGGGTCATCGTCCTTAGGGGCTTCAACCATTTCTCGCAGCACGACCATCGTGAGGACTTCATCTCCGCCGCGACGTTCTGTGCGCCAGTTGATAATGTCTTCTGCCTTGTAGCCCACACAATAGGGACGCATGTCTACATAGGGTGTATCCGCGGCCGTGATGCCCTTCGGTGCCATGGGCATGTCCACCAGCACGCCGAAACGACCAGTCAAGAAGATCTCGACGCCGGACTCTGTCGCGAATGTCTCGAAGGGCACGTTCGTGAGCGTGATGTCGTCCAGCAGAGGCTTCATGGTCTCGGGCATCTCAACTTCGGGCGATTCCTGGAAGATGGCACCGTTCATGCCCTGCACAGTGCGTCTCACCGCATTATAGAAGTTCCCACGTTCGCGATAGGCTCTATTGCCCGCTGTATCCGTGCCCGGTAGTTCCGGGACATACTTGCTCCCCGCCTTGAGGATCGCATCCCGACCATTGAAGCAATCGCGGAGCCTGCCCCACTTGGACAGAATGTCTTCGTAGTCTTTCCGTGTTGTATTGACGGGCATCAGATGCGCCTCATGCTAGGGAGGAGCCAAGCAGGCTGATCAGGACCTTGTGTTTGCACGAACTCGAATGACTTCGTATTGAGCGTGACGCGAAAAAGCGCCTTCGAACCTCTACCACACTCCTTGCAGACATGCTCTTGAGACATCATCTCTTCACAGTCTATGATGCGGTATTCCATGAACCCGGGCGCCGCACAGAACGGGCAGGGCACTTCCTGGCTCACATTGAGCCCGAAGCCTTTGATCTTAGTGTTCTGTTCGAACAGCCTGAGATACTCTGCTTTGTCCCTGGGCTCAGGCATCCACGGTCTCCATCTTAATGGGTGTCAGCAGAGCACCCCGTTCAACCCCTGTGTGCAGAAGCCAAAGACGAATGCGACCACCGTGCAGGACACGTTCGAGGTCTTCCGCACAAAGTTCCCACTCTGTCATCACGGTGCCTTGGGCATCTACAGACGCGGGCAGAGAGATATAGTCTGGCTGATCCTTCGCGTAGGTGACGCGAAAAGCGCCTTCATGCAGCGTCGGTTCGACTGGCAGCATACCTCTCCTCTATCTCTGTAACGAAGGCGGCACGATCAACGAAGGCGGCACGATCAACGAAGGCGGCACGATCAACGAAGGCGGCCCTAAGATCCTCTGCCAGAAACCTGATCGCCTCATGATGACGCCTCATAGACTCTTTGATCTCTTCGATGCGTGCATCATAAGCGACCAGGCGCTGTTCCCTGGGTTCTTCTACCAAAACTCGGTAGAGAATACGTTCAGTCCTTGCGGTCCGGCCCATCTCACTTGTATCTGAAGTAGAGCCTCTTAATGGGGAAGGGTTCACCAGCGACCTTCGCCACCTTGATCACCTGTCTCATCTGATGATTGGGTCTGCCAATCGTCAGAGCGATGTCTGAGCGCGTGTCCCTGTGAGTAGGCGTGCCACGCATCGTGGCGGTCACCACGAGCTGCGGACTCAGCACACAGGCCACCTTCTTCACGGACCTCGCCGCCAACAGTGCCCGGACGGTCTTGCCAACAGCCTTATCAATCTTCATCTGGTCTCCTATCCCCAAACTGCCTCTCTGATCCGCAGAGCGCCACGGAGCTGTTCTACAGAGTAACGAATCGGGTCAATGATGTGGTTCTTCTTATCCTCGAGAACCGGAATCACCTTCCCCGTCAGCTTGTCCTTGACGTAAGAGTAGTTCTTGAACTCGTCAATCGTATGTGTGCATCGTGGATGAATGATGATGTCGTAGCCCTGTAAGAAGATGACCCCCTCCTTGACGGAATTGGCACCCTTCTTGGCAGGCTCGATGTTTGCATAACCGTATCGACGCAGATAGCTGATCGTCTCTGGGCGAGCAGAATCTGCTACAATGTTCCAAGGCCTCGCCCACCCATGAAGTCTGGGTTCCTTGCAGACGCCAGGTGCTAACGGATGACACCCGCAGAGCAGACCATCGAATAGCTTGTTCAGGTCGTCTATCTCTACACCAACACCGTAGGTATCATAGTCAATGTAGAGACGCTTACGTGCCCACGCCTGACCCGTCAGCGGATCAACCCGCTGCTCGTAGCAGCGAACCAACGTGCTCGGGTCCACAGAGAAGCCCCAATCGGCGCCTAGATTGAACACCGCGTTATGAGGCGCTTCAAAGGCTTCCACCCGCCAGTTCTTGAAGACCCTAGCTTCAGAATGCTTCTCGTATTCACCACCCCAAACATGTTCATACTTCTCTGAATCAACCTGACGATCCCACTCCATCTCCCGACGGAGGACATCAGGGAACCAAGGATTGTCTTCCCACCCTGTCTTGATCACCACAGAATCAGGTGGGCGATCCTGCCTGAGCATCTTGTCTACAGGGTCTGTAGGTTGATCAGGGTTCCAAGAGAACCAGATCTCAGAGGGGTCCCATAGATGTGTGAAGCCCTCTAGGCATGGCACATCTTCTTTTCCCTTGATCTTGAGGCAGTGACGGCAGGTCTCTTTTCGGATAGTAGGTCGCAGAAGCTCAAGAGAGGTAGAACTCAAGGACTGAGCCTCTTCAACCCAGGCGATATCATACCCTTCCAGCGACTTGATGCTCTGTGCCGTATGGTTCTGCATGCCGACAAAGATAATAATGCCACCGTGTGGTGCTTCGATGTGGGTGTTCAAGACGTTGAACTTGTCGCCAACGCCGAAGGCTTCAATCTTATCTTCCAGCAGACGCTTGACACTCTCCTTGAGGGACTGCATGATCTCACGGATGCAGACGGCTCTGATCTCGCGGAGCATGCAGGTTTCAATGAGCAGTTCTGCAAAGAAGTGGCTCTTCATGCCACCACGCCCACCGTGCAAGCCCTTATATCTGTGAGGCTCAAGCAGAGGCAGGAGTTTCCTTGGCGTCTGGATCTGGAGCGTGCTCAGATGATCACCCGTTCGATGCGCGTCACAGTCTCAATAGGCTTGCCGTTAGGGCCCGACACCTCAACCTTGTCAGGGAATAGCCCAGTATGACGCCCCATGAGCTTGAGCGGTGCCGGCTTGTCCCAGAACTTAAGTTCGACGTCGTATTCCTTGTGACCAGGGGTGTCACCCTTACCGGGGAAGATCTTCACCTTGCGCTTGATCGAGGCGACACAACCCATCGCGCCTTCTGGCGCCGCTTCAGTGAGTTCGACCTGACCCTCATCGTTGACGACGAACCAATCAAGCCGTGAGTTCGCCAGCAAGGACATCTCATGCAGGACCTGAGCCTGGGTCATTCCGATTCGCGTGGCTCGTTGTTCAACTGCGGTCGCGATCCGTTGAGAGACCTTGGTCAGTTTCAGCAAGTCAGAAGCGATCACGGTCGCACTGTCTTCGCTGTAACCCGCTCTGATTGCTGCCTTTGTCCCGTTCAGGTCGATCAGATACTCTTGAATGAAGAGTATCTGTCTAGGCGTCAGCTTCTCTTCAATGGGTTCCATTGTCTCTTATCCACAGCCCGTCAGGAAAGACCCTCACGAGCGGGTTGATGAATGACAGGAAAATCGATTCCATGGCCTCGTCGTGAGACAACTCACGAAACCAGGCCACCTCTTGGGGCAACAACAGGCGGTATCGTTGCCCACATTCTTCCCTGACAGGGATCTTGAATCGTTGTGCCTGCACGGATGCGCGGAACGTTACGATACCGCGCTGAGACTTGTCAATGTGTTATTTCTGCACACAAAGCCAGTAAAGCCAGTCCCGCTTTTGTTACTGGTTCGCCATCTAACTCTCTGCTCTGCAGTCGTTTAACTCGAGGTCTCACGTCGGAAAAGCCAGTAGCCAGTAAGGTTTTGAATCGCTGCGCCTTGCGTGCATAGGCTGTTTACGAGCATTACTACATACTATTATTACAGGCTTACTGGCTTTACTGGCTTGTCCTCGCATAAACATTGGCAAAACTCGCAGCCAGTAAGACAACCACTAAGCCAGTAAACCATTAAAAAGGTATATCTGGCGCGGTGGGTGCCTCTACATCGATGGGCCATGCCACCCGAGCTTTCAGGAGTTCCTCAAAATGCTTCCGGCTTTTCTCGAGACTTGGCAGGACCCAATACCTCTTCCCACCCCTTTGGATTATTTCAGGAAACCCCTCGGGTAGCACAGTTCGCAGGAAACGCCCTACAGAGCCCATGAAACCCGGATTCGCTCGGGTGTCACCAATCCGAATGGCCGTCACATACGCAGAGTAGAGGTTATCTGGGTCAATCTGATACGGAATGTCGCCCTCGCCATTTGCAGGCAGAGGCTCAGCCCCAATCCAGGGCGCCCCACTCTGGAGCTGCTCAAACCACCAGGCCTTCTTCCCCGTCATGCTGTGTTTCTTCTGTTCGATCAATTCCTCTGTTTCAGGAATCTCGCGCAGATTGATCGTGCTCTTGAACGCGAGCAGGTCATAGAGCAGTGCGGCTAGGCCGCCTTGTTCAAAGAGTTGGGACGCCACCGCGCCGAAGAACTTGTGTTGATTCTGACGCGCCGGGTTGACCTTGAACACAGCGAAGCGCCTGTTATCAAAGTCCGCGGGCACGAACCATTCTTCGTTCGATGCCACAATCATGTGCAGCATGTTCTTGACGTTGATCACATCAATGCCCTTGCGTTCTATCGCAAGCGTCGTCTCGGTGATCATGCGCTTCAAGGCGCCAATGCCTTGCTTGCCCCCGGCCCATACGGCTTCGTCTGCGAAGACCACAATCGTATGATGGAGATGGGCATTGAACTGCCCAAGCAGACGGTGTTCACTGTCCAGGTGTAGGAAATGAGGCCCGAAGAGCGCCCCGAACCATTTCGCATACGTCGACTTACCCACACCCTGGCCACCCTTGAAGCTGAGTGCGATGCCAATCGGGTGGGCAGGATCTTGGACAGTCTCCGCCATCCACGTCAGAATGTATTGCACATGATCGGGATTGCCATTCGCCAGGAGGTCAATGTGCTGCCGGAAGAGGGACCAGTCTCCCTGCTTCGGTTCCACAGAAAAGCCTGTCCAGAGGTTGTAGTAGCCCTCATTCGACTTGCCGTTCGGCGCCAACTCAATCCCGCGGTAGAACCTGCGCTTCGGATGGGTGACCCAGGCTTCACCCAGAGGTTTCATGATCGCTTTGCCTTTGTCCGTGGCGCCCACCTGGATCAGCTGTGGATAGAGCAGATTGAACTCCGAGCGACTGGAATACCTGACCTGGAGATGCCCGTCTTCTTGCTCTTCCGTCATGATGATAACGTTGCCTGCTTGGTTGAAGAGCACGGCGTGACGTTTGTTCATAGCATCGAGGCGGTTCTTGCTGACGCCTCCTGCTTCACCACCCCAGATCTTCTGGATCGTGGCCACGAACTCTTTCCCGTTTTCGCCGATCAATTCTACGAGGCGTTTGCCGCCTGTCGTCGGGGTGTCTTCTGAGACGGCATAGGTGGTGCGGATCGCGTCGAAACGATCCTTCACCTTGTCGTCGTGCGCCAGCTTGCCCGCACGGTCGAAGAGTCTTTCCGTCTCGCTCTGCGTGATGTTCAGTCGTTTCAGGAACCCCGCTAGCGCCACACCCCAATCGTGTCTGGCACCAGGTGGGTTGTAGTAACGGGCGATCATCGCGCCTGTCGCGCAGAGTTGGACGGAACGCACCAGGAGCGCCTTCTCCACGGTCAATTCTGATAGCATGGATGCGACGTTGCCTGTAGACAGGAACGTCGGGTCGTCCCACTCTACCGTCTCGCCGTCCGGGTGCTCTGAGGGCGGCGCCATGCTTTGGTGTTTCACCCGGATCTCTATCAGTGTTTTCTTGGCGATCAGGTCCTTGTAGGCGATCGGATCCGTGACCTCGGCACACCGCATGAGCCAGTGGCTGCGGCGCCGGCTTGCCCGCCCGTAGATCGCTTTGGTCTTGGGCAAGAAAGCCTCTGCCATGAAGACGGCTTCATCGCAGTCACAGTCGATGTCTATGAGACCCGCCTTTTGCTGGATCCCTATGTTCTGAGTCGGGCTGAAGTCTTGCGGGGTGTAGGCGCGTGTGAGCCAATCATCATGGATGCACTTCTTCCCCCTCACTTCCAGGGGGACCACATGCCAACCACGCGCTATATACTGTTGGGCGGCTTCGCGGGCGTTCAACGGGTCACGGCCAAGATCCTAGGCATCACGGTCTCATCCTCCGTAGGAAACGAGGCCCGGCTTCCTGATTTGGGATGAGCAGATCAGGAACAGAGTTCGGTGGCCGCCGCCACACCGAGCCATTCACCCGACTGTTACTGTGTGAACGGCACGTTATAGCAGAACGGTAAGTGGTTGTCAAGACAATCTTTACGCGAAATAATCTTACCCCTCAAAGATTGTCCTTGCATTCAATATCATGGACTCCTATAGTTGCTCCATTGACACAGGTGCATTCCGCACCTAAAGGAGATGAGAAGATGAAGTTCACGTTGAAGTCGACCAGCAAGTATGGCACCGCGTATTACGTGCGAGACGGGTTCAAGCAGGCGATCGCCGTGCCGGCCGCGCAGTTCGCGGGTGGGGTGGCGCCGGACGCGATCGAGATCGGCAGCGTGCCTGGCGTCGAGGCCAGCGAGGGCGTGTCGGCGGTGGAAGCGATCGACGTCAAGTTCGCCGAGAAGGCCGTGAAGGTCCAGGCGACGGGCATCGCGAAGGCGCTCAAGACGGCGGATCCGGCGGTCAAGAAGGCCGTGCGCGAAGCCGGTCGCAAAGCGGAGCGCGATGCGCTCGCCGCGGCGGGCATCAGCCTCTAACAGAGGCCGGCTCTCCCAGAAGACACGGGCGGGGCACCTATCTCAGGTGTTTCCGCCCGTTGTTTTTTCTATTGACTTCGGATAACCCTTCTGTTACTGTGTCCGCGTTCCAGCACAGCTATACGGTGAATGTATGAGGCCTTATGCCTACCCTCCAGATCACAGCACGTATTCTCATCGACGTTAGCGACGCACGGAACCGCCTGCTCCTAGAGGAGGACGCGGGTGAGATCACCGAGTTCGCTGACGAACTTCGCCGCAACATTCACGCCGAAGCCCTTGACATTGACGAGGTGGAGGAAGCATGACCCTGCTCCTGCTGTTACTCCAGTTGGCGCTGGTGCAGCGTGCCGGGCATGGCATGAGTGGTTCAGCAGAACATGTGAGCACCTGGGAATCTTCACGTCTACGGCGTCTATTGCAGAGTAGTGGGCTACTGAATCACAGGGCCCGCACGCAGGCCTACGGTATCCTGGTCAATAGGCGCAGACACGTATGAGCACTCGGGCCCAGCGACAGGATTGGCAGGACTTCCGTGAGAAGCACGGCAAGACGGTCAAAGAGTTCCAACAGAAGTGGGTCGCGATGTTCGGAAGAGCCCCCAAGCCCGCGGAACTTGATGAATACAAAATACGCAGGGCTGAATTGAAGGCACCCCTTGGACGAAAGGGTCTCTTGAGAAAGCCTAGAACAAACACGCCAGCGATGGCGAACCTCCACATCCGGCGCACCATCTCTATGGGACATCGACTGTCCACCTACGATGGCATCTGCTCTAGCATGCACGGCCACAACGTGACCTTTGAGGTCATGTTGCACACAACAAAATTCACAGACTTCAAGGCCGTGGACCGCGATCTGGGCAGACTCCTCGAGCCGCTCGATCATGCGATGGTCCTGTTCGAGGATGATCCTTTCGTGCGAGTGTTGAGGCCACTGCCACAGCGCCTGGTCCTGTTGAACGTGGAGCCCACGACAGAAGCCATCGCCGAACTCATTTTCAATGAGATGTGTGAACTGTCTTGGATCATAGTCGAAGTCAAGGTCTACGAGACGGACAAGTATGCCGCCTCCATAGGTCATGGCGGCAATGTCAAACGCCGTACGGAGTTGCCTGCACTATGACCTTCTGTGATAAACCACCTCTTGGGTGGATCTGCACAAGAGACCAAGGACATGACGGGCCTTGTGCAGCCTCACCTCTGCCCAAGAAGATTCTTGATCTTCTCTCTGACCTGACCTTCAGAGAGATCATCGACGCGAATCTCTCCCGTGTAGAGAAATGGCATTCCTTAGCAGATTGGTCCACGCTTGAATGGGCAGGGGCCATGTGCGGTGAGGCTGGCGAAGCCGCCAACTTCGCCAAAAAGCTGAAGCGGGTAGAGACAGAGATCACCAATCACGACAAACGGATGTTCGGCGTAGACAAGCCCAAGGATGAACTCGTGGTGCTCTACCGCAAGGGTGTTCTCAAGGAATATGCTGATACCGTGATTTATGGCGTGCTCATGTGTGCCAGAGCGGGTGCTACCCGTGACGAGATCGTGGCATCAATTCGTGAAGTCTTCAACACCAAATCGGAGGAATACGGCTTCCCAGAAAGGCTGTGAATGTATGGCGAAAGCAGATCGCGGCTTCGCGTCCATGGACCGAGACAAGCAGAGGTCAATTGCCAGCAAAGGTGGCAAGGCGGCGCATGCGAAGGGCACCGCGCATGAGTGGACCGAGAAGGAGGCACGTGAGGCTGGACGCAAAGGCGGCCTGGCCAGTCATCGTCAACCCGCACCTGTAGAGGAGGAGCAGACATGAAGCTCTTCATCACCTGCATCATCATCGGGCTCCTGCTCATGGGCACGGGTGCTGTCATGGGTGTGGCGAGCAACAATCTCAAGACGGTCTGGGCAGGCGCTTCTCTGTGCTGGATTAGTCTGATCTTCTTCTGGTTGGCGAAGCAGGTGCAACCTAGGTGAAAAAGGTGAAGCTCTGCATCCTGTGCCGGCAGCATCCCGCAGAAGTGCCTGATCGCAATCGACCTGGGCGCCCGATTAAGGCTGTCTGCAGACAGTGCCATGGGCGTCGTCTGGCAGGAGATCTAGAAGAGGTGCTCCGAGTGCATCAGCAGGAGAAGAAATGAACGAGCATGCCAAGACCTTGGTGGAAGAGTCCTTGATCCTTGTGGACCTTGCACGCAAAGAAATGAACCTCCAGAACGAGATTGAACAACATCAGGCACGTTTCCGTGAGGCAGAGGGCAAGCTGGCAGATATGGTCGGCCCCAACGTCCGCCTGAAACTCTTCCAAGTAGACCGTTCCGACGGCGACCGGATAGGCGTGCTCATTGAACATGAGAAGGGTGTCAGAAGCATCAAGATGGAGTTGTCCGAATGATCTACAAGGTTTCCGAGAAGTTCAAGAGCCTGCAGGGCGAAGGTCTCTACGCGGGCACACCCATGGCCTTCATTCGGTTCGTGGGCTGTAGCGTCGGCAAGAAGGTCTGTGTCGGGTGTGACACGGACTTCGAGCGGGTCCATAGTTTCCGTGGTGGTGGCGAGTTCACCGCGGAGGAGTTGGTCGCTTGGGCAGGGGACTACGAGCACATCTG